GCCGAGTGTTCCGATTAGAAATGTAGGTCCCCCGAGCACGACAAAAATCCCCGCCACCCAATCCGTGAGGATCGAGCGGCGGGGAGATTTGTGTCTAGCAGGGGTAGTTCAGATGCAACAGTCTGGGCGAGATAGTGGCGAGGTCTGCTCGGCCCTTTAGCCGATCCCATTGAGCCGATCGCGAGGCTCTCCCTACGTGTCGAGCTGAACACGATCTTGGGACTTGTCGGCGCCAAGTTTGACCCGCCGCCATGTGCCGATGAATGGACGTTCGCAGAACCAGTAGAAGCCATAGGTTGCCGCGGCCGTTAGGGGCGCGATGAGAGCAACCATGACGACTACGCGGACGGCAGGGTTACTGAGCGAACTGATAGCGAACAGTTGCCAGAATACTTGCAGGATCGGCGCGTGCATGAGGTAGATGCTGTAGGAAAAGCCGCCGACGAACACGAGCCACCTTGCCGAGAGCATCCGCTTGAGTGGGTTCATTCGCCCCAGGTGCAGGGACAGCAGAAGGAGAGAAATAGACACCCCGGCTAACAAATCGACAAACTTCGCGTGGGCGACGAACCATTCCCACTGTTTGATGGAGAGGATGAGAGCCACGGCCAGAAGCCCTAAAAGCCCGATCGACCCGAAGGGAATCCGCCGACCCCATGCCGGGGCATAATGTCCGATTGCACACGCACCGACTCCGAGGGCGAACAAGGTGTAGTACACGGGCCAAAGCCCATTGATACCGTCAACGTACCTAGCCAGCCCTACGCCTGCCAATCCGACGAGCGAGCCAAAAGCCAGTGCGGCGTAGAGGTTCCAGCGGCGCCATATCCATAACATCACCGGAAACATCAAGTAGATGTGCCATTCGACGGCCACCGACCAAAAAACGTAGCTGACGCCCGGCACCCGCCAGATATCTTGAATCAGAAGGACATTCGCTAATACGCTCTGCCAGCTCAATGGAAGTGACAGGTCCCAATGGGTGCCAGTTTTCTCGCCGATGTACGTTAGCGACAATGCTGCGGTGAGCGCTATCGCCAGCAAGTATGGCGGGATAATTCGCCACGCCCGTCTGGCCATAAATCCTTTGAATCCTCCCTTCAGCACTCCCTCGCGGGGCGCTACCGCGATAGTGAGGGAGAAGCCCGCGAGGACGATGAACACTGTCACGCCCAAGTGGCCCCAGAGCAGCCATCCGGTGAAAGTCCCCAAGGGGCCACTTGGCTGGCTGCCGTACTCGATCGGGAATACCATCATGTATGAATGATGTGCAAGCACGTAGAGCGCCGCCAATGCCCGCAGCCCGTCAACGTAATGTACTCGGGCGCGCTTCTGGACTGGCACTCTCTGAGATTCCCCCATGCCCGTAAGCGTATCCGTGTTCCCTCGCCATCAATTCGAAGGCATTGATTCCGACGCTTCTCCCACACTGTCGAATTGGGCGGGTCTCGGTCGGCCATACTGTCACAGTGGGGAATCTGAAACTATTTGCACTGAGTGCGCCAGTCATTATTGTGGCGACGCTCGTTGTTGTCCTGGCTCCTTCTACCATCGCTGTCGTGCTGGGCGGTGTTCTCCTTCTCTTCATATCCTTGCGCTGGTCCGCAGTTACGTCCCCGCTCCTAGTGGTTCTGGCCATTCCCTTCATGAGGCCGAGCATTCTCGGTGAAGACCTATCCGTCATTGCGACGCTCCTCGTCGCCCTGGCTGCTTTCCTGGCGATTGTCCACGATCGTGGGCATCTGAAGCTCTTCAGCAAGAACCTCGCGCCTCTTCGCCGGATCACGTTCTGGATAGGCCTTGCTTACGTTTGGCTACTTGTCCGCGCTGCGCTATTTGAGCCCCAGGCAAACATTGGCAACATTATTCAAAGCGCAGCTCTGATGCTCGGAACGCTCGTGCTCGCATCGATCGTGCTCGCAGATGCGAACCGCGCCAAGCTTGTCGGGCGGCTTTTTATCATCTTGATCGCCGCATTGTCCGTCTCTTACCTGGTCACGCTTGCGGTGTGGGCAGTGGGCGGCGTTGGGTCCGGCCAAGTTGCGCTAATCCCAGTCGGATCATGGCCTGGTGTTCACCCCGTGTACTTCCCTTTCTCTTCGACCCTGAGCCAAAGCAATATTGGCGGGCTGGTGATTCCGAGGTTTGTCGGTATTGGGCGCGAGCCCGGATGGATGGCTCTCTACGGAGCCGTCGCATTCTTCTTGGCCCCGGCGGTCGGGTGGAGGAGCAAGCCGCTACGGGCCGCGCTTCTCGTTTCTGTAGTCGCGCCCCTCTCGACAGCGGGCTTCGGATCATTTGCCGTCGCTGCGGTAGTGGCATGGGTGGTGGCCACCCGGGCGAAGTCGCTTTTAGGTAGGCACATCAAGTTTCTTTTTTCAGGAGCACTGCTTGCGGTCTCCGTATGGTTGGCGATAGCCGCGCCAGTACTCGGCCTGTCAGCAAAAGCCACGCTCAACGAGCTGTCACTTGATGAACGAACTCGCGCGACCATCGAGGGACTAAACGCTTTGCTGTCCTCACCGTTTTCCGGGGGCATGGAAAGCGGGAATATCGGTGCAGTGAATCTCATCGCGTCGATCGGAGCCTACGGCCTGCCATTCGCCGTTGCGATCGCCTTGGCGATCCTTAGCCCGCTCACTGGCCGGTGGAAGGTGCTCGCGCCCACTGCGACAGTGATTTTCATCACCTTGCTGGTTTCTCAGCCAGCGCTTGATTCAACCGCGGTTTTCCTGCTCGTCGCGATCGCCGTGTCCCAGCACGGGACCACCGAAGAAGATGGCGCCCCCGACTCAACACCTCAGTTCTTGTCCGCCAAATCAATGGGGGGACGTGGCGCCGCAGCCGCCGTATCAGCAGCTGCGACACGCATCCGACTAGACCTTGCGAAGAATCGCCCGGTCGAACTTGACCGTGCATCCATGCCAGGCGTACACAAATCACTGGATTAGCGTGGTGCCCGCCGGGATGAGCAGCGGCGGCGTGCGGAACACACCCGACCGCGAAGTGATCGGGGGGACTTCGGTGGTCGAGGTCATCCACAGGTCGTAGCGCATGTTTGGGCCGATGAATGCGCTGTTGACGTAAGCCTGAATGCCTGACGTGAATGCTTTACCCGTCCCGCTTATGGTCGGGTCCACGTTTGACAGATCGTATTCGAGAACCATTTCCACAGTGTCACCGACTGCCATGTCAGCGCTGATCGGCACGTTGACGGTATAGGTGCACTTATCACCGTCTGGTATCACGGCTTGCTGCATGGTGCCGAGGATGTTGTCAGCACGGGCTACGCGCGTGTTCGTTGGGGCAACGGAATACTGCGCTTGCTGCCACCCCCCACCGGGCGAACCGTTTCCAAGGAAGAATCGACCGGCATTGCCCAGCAGGTTTACAGTTCCGAACTTTGACGTAGCCAGTCGGTTGTTTTCGGGCACGGTCGCTGCGATGACGCGCGCAAACTCCCGACCTGCGGCAAACCCGCCGTTGTTAACCAGGTGGGTTCCGTCTGCCGACCAGCCTGTCGGGTAGATTCCCGTGGTTGGATCGGTGAGAACGGCCTCGTAGTCCACCAGCGTCACGTTGGAATACAGGTACGGCATTTGGCGTATGTGGTCATTGGCTGCGGCTTGCAGGGCGCGCTGAGTGGTCGTGCCCCCGTCCTTCGGGGGGATGGTCCCAATGAATACGCGGATTCCAGCAGCCAGCAGCGCTTCGACAATCGCGTCGAGGTTGGCGGTCGTCGTCGCCGTGGCTATGTCATTCCACACGTCATTCGTTCCCGCGAGGACGTGGCAGTATCCGGGATTCTTGGCAACAACATTAGTAACGCGGGCGAGCACTTGATAGGTCTTGTCGCCGCCCACGCCGTCGTTGCCGAGAATGTCGAGCCGCTGCCCGGAGAGATTCAGCCCCCACGGCCAGGGGGACGTGCGGTTCCGGTTGAGGTTGCCGGGCAGTATCCCGCCCTGCTCCGTGATCGAGTCTCCCAGTACGCAGAGCGTCGGGATCGCCTTCGGTGCAAACGTGGCAGGGAGCCCGGTTTCGAGCGTGGCGAGGTCGGTGGCCACGGACGCGATGTCAGTGGCGTGCTGCGCGATCGACACATCGATGGCGGCGTGCGTGGCGAGGTGGCCAGATTGGCCTTCGGAATATGTCATGTTGATCTCCTGAATCGGTCAGTTACGCAGCGAGCTTGATTTTGGTTAGCCACTCGTTGACGCCGGGAATCGCCATGACGCGGGCAAAAGCGCCGGCAAGAGCTCCGATGGTTGCGACCGCGGCCGTTGCCCATGCGAGCCACTCAGGCGGCAGGACATCGGCGATCGCGGCGAGGAACTGCGGCGCCAGGATTGCAAGAGCGGCGACGATGCCAGCAGCACCGAGGATTGCGCCGGCGACGGTCTGCAGGATTGTGCGGAACGTGGCGGTCCATGGGCGAGTGACCTGCGTTGCCGGGGTAGGAATCGTGGTGGTCATGGTCTATTTCTCCTTGGGGTGGGTGTCTTCGAGTTCGTGCCGGATCTGGTCTTCGTTATCGGCGGCCCGGATTCCTGCATGGTCGAGTCGAACAAAAATGGCGAGCATTCCGCGTTCAAGGCGGTCGACGGCGAGTTCGGTGCGGTCGCCGGAATCCTTGATCGAACTGCCGTCGTTCTTGTGCGTCTCGTGGTAGATGCCCGCAATCCTGCTGTCCTGAGTGGCGAGTGTTTTCGATTGGCTCGCGAGGGTTTCTGTGGTGCTCTCCATGAATTCGGTCAGCCCATGGATCGAATCGAGCGTCCTGGCAACGGCGAGGAAGCCGGTAGCAATTGCGCGCAGCGAGCGCCACCACTTCGGCCCCCAGCGAATGACGACGAATGCCCCGAGCAGCCACACAACAATCTCGAATAGCGTCACCCCCTGCATGAATTCTTCGATAGCTGGCGGCATTACTCCGGGCGGCATGTGCACGAATCGCAGCTCGGGCCGCACTGGCAGGAATTTGGATCGTGGCGGCAACTCATAGTTCCCCTTTCAGGGGTGTACTCATAGTGTGTGGAGAGCGGTAAGGTGCGCTCATGGGGAAAATCAGGAAGTCGCACTGGGGAATCATTGGATTCGCCGCGGTCCTAGCTCTCGGCGGCGGCGCGGCCGCAGTCTCAGCCCCCACAGCATCCGACTGGAAAACGGCCGGTGGGCCATGCGCCCACGAGGACAGCAACGGTTGCTACTGGGATGCCGCTGAGCGCTCCAACGGGATTGGGCGTAGCTTCACCGCCTCCGACGCTGGGATTGTTACCTACTGGGACGGCAAGCCGTAACCCTCAGGGCGACCAATGAACTGGACGACAAGCGTGCCTATCGACCGATCGCCACTCGTGTATCCACCGCTGGCAGCCCATGCGAACGCACGGTACTCGTGAGTGAAAACATGGGTCCCAGCTGGCACCGTTACGATTCGTTCGCAGAGGTACGGGAATTCAGATTCAAGAAGCGCACCGGCGCTCCCTGATATGCCGCCTGAATTCACCAGCCCGATCGCAGCCCCATCTAGCGCAACCCTGCCGTAGTAGTACGAGCCAGACCCTGCGCTAGTCCCACCCATAGGGGAAACGAACACCTGTGCCGCATACGACACGCGCGCGACGAGGTCCTCTGTCGTCGTCACGGTAATCGCCGCACCGGACTCAACGAACGGCACAAAGGGGCTTTCCTCCCATTCGACGGCCTCATCTGACGCGGTCAGGGTTTTCAAGGAAGCCAGATACGCGACCTGCAGTTGCACCTGGTTCGCAGTGTTGCCAATGTTCGTACCGCTGGGGCGTTGCAAGTCGCGGAGCTGCGTGCGGATGTCCTTGAGCTCACGGACGAGCGGTTCTAGTCCGTCGCCGTCTGGAGTGGGGTACTTAGACATTAGTCCGCCAATCGTGGTGCGCATTGAATTTGAATGTCGATACCTTTTTCGTCGCCGGAGATGCCAATAATTCGCTGGCGGAATGTGCCGCCATTAGGCATGTACGGGTCGCCGCCGCCCGTGCCCTTGATGATCGGGTCGGGTGTGGAGATGATCTGACCGAATAGGTCATGGAAGGTATCGGTGAAGTAGTCGGTGACAACCTGGATGAATCCACCCGTGCCCGTGTCTTTGTCGACCGGGGCGAAGATTAGATCGACGTAGTCGCCAACGGCGTACTGTCCGACGAAGGGCCCCGCAGGCTTGTCGTACTGGTCGTAGGGGCGAGCTTTCGCTGTAAATGACCACACTTCCACCGAGCGCTTCCCAGAGGCTGTGTCGGCGTTTGCGTAGTCGTCAAGGGTGGACTGGATCTCGACGCTCGAGTGCGACGTGTCAGTGAGCTCCATGAGCGGATACCCGGAGTCAAGGAGAGACGAATCGTAGGACCGTGCCACCAGAACGGTGTCCGCCTTGCGACCTCCGGTCTGCCAGGCGAGAGATCCGAGATTGGTGGCGTCATCCTTGATGCTGAGATTCGAGATCGGCGACTCTGGAGCCGTGACATTCCACGCCAGAACCGCAGTCGATGTGACCTGCGGTTCTGCGACTGTGCCAACCTGCAGCAGCCATTCGACGCCGAGCCGATCCTCAGTGAAGCGCGGCATGAAGTTGATCTCTGGCCCGTTCTCCAACTCGGACAGCTGCGTGAGCGCCTCACCAATCGACTTGAAATCGACGCCGAGGTACGTGTGGGTTGCGTCGGCGATCTCGTCGGCTTGAAACACGATCGGCAGGTTTCCACCGGTCCATGTCTGCGCCTGCTGCACGAGCCTCTTGGCCCTAGTCCCAACGGATACGCCGCTAATCGTGGTAGTCAACGCTGGGTTCGGAATAGTCTTCGTGGCATCGTCCGGGTCAGGTACAGTCCACTGATCGACACCGATCGTCTGAGCTAAGAGCGGGAGAATGATGCGGTGATCGAAGTACGACAGCATTCCCTTCGCGGCCAGCGCGAGCTTCTTGCTGTCGCGGTCGTAGTTGCGTACCCAGATTGGACCGCCCGCCATGATCACGCCGTCCTCCACAATGCACAGCGCAGATTGTGCGGGAGTGGCCGAGTTCCGCAGGTTCAGCGCCTGCACGTCTGGGTCGTTCATGTCGACGGAAATGCCTACTGACTCCGCAGCACCTAGCCGGTCGTCCCATGGCCCGGTGAGCACGGGCACGTTCAGGATGCGCCGGCCAGTTCGGAGGTTGGCGAGGATGTACTCGGTCATGATGGCTCCGGTTACTTGGCGAGGGACTTGAGCACACCACCTGGGAGCACTGTCCCATCCGCGAGAGTGACCGAAGTGGTTTTGAATGCTACGTCATACTGAATCTCCGCCTGTCGTTCCAGCCCAGCGAGTGTGCGTAGGACGCCCGCCGACGTACCGCGGCTCGTCGGTGTTTCAAGAAAGAGCGCATCGAATACAGCGCGGGTTTTGGTAAGCAGTTCTGCCTGCTCATCGTCGGATAATGCCATGAGGAAACCTTCTTCAATCTTGGTCGTGCTGGATGATGCGGAGACCGCTCCGCCAATCAGCGGATTCGGGTCGATGATTGATCCGTTGTGGCGGACCTCGAAATGCAAGTGCGGGCCGGACGCATTGCCCGTGTTCCCCATGAGGCCGATCTGCTGATGCACCACGACAAAATCGCCAACCGCAACCCACGGAACCGTAGTCGGCAGGTGTGCGTACAGTGTCTGATAGCCGTCGCCATGGTCGATGATGATGTAGTTGCCATAACCACCAGACCGGTTATTAGCCGCACGGCTACTAGACCAGTGCACGACCGACACCCGCCCGGATGCTGCGGCGTATACCTGCCAGCCCGAGCCCCAGCCGTAGTCATTGCCGAGGTGCTGGATGGATGAGACACCGGGGACGGCCTTGTCGCCGTAGCGCCGACCCGGCTCCTTATTCGCCGGCCGAAGGAGGGTGATCATGATGCGGGCTTATAAGTGAATTCACCGACGAGATGGTCGCCGGAGTCCCACGCGAAAGGGGCTGTAGCAGTGATGGGCGCGGCCACTCCCGTGCCGGGCGCTGCCAGCAGGCGAGCAGCCGTGGTTGACCCCGAAATGGCCGAGATGCGGCCCTCCCACGTCGCCACAGCTGACACATCGTAAAGAGTCATGATGCCCATGTACTTGGTCGGCGTACGGAAGGGCGCAGCGGGCACCGGCAGAGTCATGGTCGGGATGGTTCCCACCGCTTGGCCGCTCGTGCCGATTATGTACGCGAAATTTACGTGCACGAGGTCGCCTTCGTAACGCCATTCAGCGAAAGTCAGTGCTGCCCCGCCAGTACCGATTACGAGGTTCGTCAGCGTCGGTGAGTATGTAACCCACGGTGACGTCCCGAAGCGAGCCCAGGTAGAACCGGCACGTGTATATTCAGCACCGTCAGCAAGAACGAACACGTGCTGGCCCGGTGTTGCAGTGGTATAGAGATCCCGATCATTAGCCGTGCGGAATAGGAGTACCCCGCCAGTCGTGGTCGTGTACTGGTACGTATTCGTGATGACCACGCCCGCCGAGCTGGTGGCCGTAGCAGTGGACGGGATCGTGATCGTTGCCAACTCGACCGCGCCTGCAATACCTGCGACAGACGGCTTCGTTGGGGATGCCGCTGAGGTCCCTATTGCGACGCCGAACACGGGCAGGTTGTTCGCGTCCGCATACGGTGGGACGGACTCGTTCTGCTTAAAGTAGAGCACGTCGATCCGCGAGTTTGATGCGGGGGCTGCGTCGAGAACCGGGGACTGCGCGACACCATCGTTCGACATGAACAGGGGCCCGCCGCCACGAACGGACGCGCCCTCGAATGCGGCAACGTCCAGCATCATGTCAGCGCGGGAAGTGACCAGCGCGTTCGTGTGGCGCGGAAAGATGCCCGCACGAGGGTTACCAACCGTGTCGCGGACGATCAGCCCGGCAAGCCCCTTGCGAAGATCAGCAGAATCAGCAACGCCGGGAGCGCCGGGGAAAGAATCAGTCAAGGCCACGATGGGCTCCAATCAGTTGAAGAGAAAAGATCACCAGAACGCCGGGCTGGTACGTGAAACGAGTGTCGGTGTGCCTGTGACAGCACCTAAAGAGTTGAACTGGATCTCGCGTGAGCCACTAGCAGGAACCGACCACCATTCGGACCGCGTCAGGGACCCCGACACATCCGACTGGCCGTCGATCGACGCCCGACCGGTACGCGGATTCAGGTAGACAGTGGAGCCGAGAGGGATAGGCCGCTCGAACCGCACGACCCGGCCTGTGCTCGTCTCCGTCAGCTCGAACCCACCCGATAGGCCGCCCGTGATCTCCAAGAGCGAGTACGTCTCAGCAGTCCCCGGATTCCCGGTGACGACCCGGCCAGGATTACCTGGCGTGCCGTAGTTGATCGGATACACGATTGGGTAGGCAAGGCCGCCGCCGGCCGTTGGAAGGCCGGTGGTGACCGTGACAGCTGGGCCGTACCGCAGAGGATCCGGCGCGAGCATATCGATCTCAAACGTGAAACTCTTCGAGAACTTGTCCTCTCGAACCGGAGACGACCGCACGGACACAACGCGGGACGTCGGCCCGAGATCGTCCGTCACGGTGACGGCCCCCAGCTTCCGGCGAACGACGGCCGAGTTGAACGCATTGATCATCGTCAAAACGTCAGCCCACGTTTTGCCGTCGTACCAACCCGTGACGGTGAAGACCGCTGCGGCCCGCCAATCGTCCTCGATGCCGTTGGCGCCGTCAGCCTGGGCACGCTCGTGCACGTCCGACTTCGACTCAGCGCCCGTATACCAATCACCAAGGTCGTTGAAGTAGAAATGGCCCGGGGGCATGCCGGCCTCACCCTCCAAGAAGGTGAGGCCGCCGATGGTGAACGTCGTCATGCTCAACCTGCCATCTGGTCGGTGAACTCGCGGGCGAGCTGCTTCGCGAGAATGCGCGGATCCTCATTCGGTGGGGTGGTGACGTTGATGTCGCCAGTCCAAGAAGCTCGTGCCGACGTCGACCGCGGGCCCGGCATACTGCCATTTGCGAATGACTGCACGCCATACGGCACCAGCTGGTACCCGAACTGCCCAGCGACGTCTTCGAGGATCGCCGTTGACCGGCCGCGCTTAGCCGGCGCCATGGGGATATACGCCTCGCCGCCGGTCTCGGGCTCAGCCCAGACGCGCATCGCGCCGGCACGTTCGATCTGTGCCACGTGGCGTTCGCTCGTTCCGCCGTTGGCGAAGTACTGGACGACCCCACCGTCTGCCTGCTTGACGGCAGGGAGCAGCACGCCGAGGCCATTGCCGTACGTTCCGTACGACCCCGCTGTTGTTGCCTGAATCCTGAGTGAGTCAAAGAAGACGCGGGCCTTCTCAGTCGCTTTTGCGGTCTCAATATCGATCGATGGCTGAAATCCCTCGATCTTGATTCCATAGTCGACGAGGATCTGCTCGACAGTAGCCGTGCCGGCAGAGAGCTTGGTAGCGATCTCGTTGGCCGCATCCGTTCCGAGCTGTGCGCTGGCAGCGTCAATGACAGTCTTGCTGTCGGTCAGCCGTGTTGCGAAAGCCCCGGTCGCGTTCCCCGCCTGCTCAGCGAAGAGAGTCTCAAGCCGTGCGAGCTCGTCAGACGAGGCATTGACCAGGTCAGCGACGAGCGGCGCACCCTCCGGGCCCATCTTGCGCAGTTCCTCAAGAGTGCCTTCGGACACCTTCCCAGCAAGGGAGACCATGTTCGATTCCCAGTTGTTCTGGTTATCGACCATCGTCTGCAACTCAGCGAGGTAGTCATCGAGCCCGACAGAGAACCCGTCGTAGTAGTCCTCCCACGAGTCCTTGCTGGAATCGGTTGCATCGGCAGTTGCCTGGGCAGTGTCCTTGTTCTTCTGAATGATCGTGTCGTAGGCGCCGCCGAGATCCATGAACGCAGCATCAGTGGCAGCGAGGTCGGCCAAGTGATCGGCGTCAGCCTTCGTGACGACCTCAGCAGCTGCTTTGGTCGCTGCGGCGGCCTTTTCCGTAGACGCTGCCGCTACATCGGTAGCGTCTGTCTTCTGCATCCAGATGCGTTGCGAATCTGAGACGGCATCTGACTCACCGGAGATTGCAGACATCATGAGGTCATACGCATTTAGCCTGTCAACATCCCCCTTTTTGATGTCGTCAAATGATGCTTTTACGCGCTTGTATGCGTCGGCGTTACCGAGAGCAGCGTCTGTTACATCGTCAAGGCTGACTCCGAGCTTTTCTGCTGCATCGTAGGCGCTCCCTTGACTCATCCAGAGCCACGACTTCTCGGTAGCAAGATTGGCTTTCGCAGTATCGCGCGAGTTCTCCGTGATTTTGCCAGTCAGCTCGTCGAGAGTGTCAATGTAGCTGTCAGTCTTCGCCTTGGCGTCTGCCTGCGCTGAGGCCCACGCACCGAACGTGATGGCTGCTGCCGTGATGGCGATGCCGACAATACCGCCGGCCAGTGCGGTCTTGCCCATGGTGGAGTTCAGGGTCTGGAGCGCAGTACGAAACGCTGCGATCTTCGGGACGGCGAGCAGGAACGTGCCGCCGAGTAGTAGTGCGGCACCGGTTGCGACGCCGATGGTCAGGACTGTGCCCTGCAGACCTTCGTCGAGTGAGCCGTACCAGTCGGTGACGCCGATGAGGATCTGGACCATGTCGCGCAGGACGCCGTTCGCCTGTCCGCCGGTCTTGATGAGGATGGAGTCCATGGAGCCGCCGAGCAGTTCAAGGTCTCCCATGAGGTTGTCGGTCTTGTCGGCGGCTTGCTTGGCGGCGAAGCCCTGATCGTCGACGTTGTCGGTCCACTCTTTGACGCCTTTCGCGCCGGACTTGTAGAGGATGCCGGCGGCACTGGCAGCCTCTGCACCGAAGATAGCGCCGAGTGCTGCGGAACGGGTCTGCTCGTCGAGGCCGCCGAGGCCCTTCCGCAGTTGTTCTGCAGTGTCCTGCATGCCCACGAAATTGCCGGAGGCATCGAACACGTTGATGCCGTACTTTTCCATCTCTGCGGCGCCCTTGGCAACTGGAGCAGTGAGAGACGAGATGACGCTGCGGAGGCCGGTTCCGGCCTTCTCGCCGAGCAGGCCGTTTGCGGCCAGCAGTGCCAGCGTGCCAACGGTGTCTTCGAGGGGGATGTTGAGTCGGGCGAAGCTGACGCCGATGTAGCCGAGGCCGAGGGAGAGGTCTTCGACCGAGCCTTGCGCCTTGCCCGCGCCGGCAGCGAGCAGGTCGGCGACGTGCCCGGCCTGATCGCCAGCCAGCCCGAAGACTGACAGGGTCGTGGCGGCGATTTCAGCGGCCCGGGCTACTTCCAGCTCACCAGCAGCTGCGAGGGCCAGTGAGCCAGCCAGGCCACCCGCGAGGATGTCACTGACAGCCACGCCAGCCTTGGCCAGTTCGGTCTGCGCCTGCGCGGCTTCCCGCGCCGAGTAGATCGACGATGCGCCCAGCTCGATGGCCGACTCCTTGAGCAGCTTCTGCTGCTCAACCGTCGCCTGCGTAGCTGCCGTCGTCTTGGAGCTAGCCTCGTCGAACTTGGCATACGTACCAACGGCGATTCCTGCGACGGCGAGGAACGCCGCACCGATGCCGAACGCAGCGGTACCGATGACCTTGCCAGCCTCATCTGACTGCTTCTTGAGCGCTGCTACCTCTGACGCGGTCTGTTTGACCTTGGGCGCGGCCGTGGCTGATTCGTCGCCGAGCTTCTTCGTTGCTGTGCCGGCACCCTCGACGGGTGCCTTGGCGTCCTTGCTGGCCTTGCCGGTCTTGTCGACCTCGGTGCCGAGTGGGGCGACCTTCTTCGACGAGGCCTCGGCGGACTTGCCGAGGTCAGAGACTGCCTTGTCAGCGGCTTTCGCGTCCTGCTGGAATACCTCCGCTCCCATCATCTGAAGGGCGAAGCTGATTGCGCCTGCGTTGAACACCGGCCATCACCTCTTTCTGTAACCAGGACGACTCGGGGTCGTCGATGAGGCGGTGAATGGCGGACCTGACGAAATGCCATGTGCGGGTGTCGAGCGCCCGGTCAAGGTCCGGGATGAGGCCGTGCTGGGCGAGGTCGAGTTCGACCTCGCCGAAAAACTGCGGCAGTACGAGAGTCCAGAGCTCTATTGCGGTGATGCTCCGGGCGTTGGTGTCGACTGCTTCGGTTTGCGTGACCGCTTGGCGGCCGGCAGCTTGTCGACGGTCGTAGTACTCGCGTCGGTAGGCCGGATAGGTGCCTGTAACCGGATCAGGTGTTCCAAGGCCCCACTTGGCGCGGTCTGCGTTGGTGAGATCCCCAAACTCATGGTCAGGAGCAGGAGTGCTTTTTTTGCGCCAGCCATGCCTTCACCGCCGGTCAGGTAGGCGTTGACGCCATCGAGGCCGAGCACGGTTTGCCAGTAGAACGCGGGGAGCAGGACGGACTGACCCTCGGTGAGGCTGAGGTCTTCCTGCACCTGCTCGTACACCTCGGGCCCGACAGCTTCGGCGAGTAGGGCTTCCATGTCGGTGCTGGGGCGTTGGCTGGCGCAGACCTCAAGGAAGAGGTTCGTGAGTGCCTGGCCGCGGCGGCCGCTGAGCGGTTTGATGACGAAGGGCTCGTCGATGCCGTCGATGTGGATGTGGAGGTTACGGCCTTCGAGTGATGCGGTGGTGGTCATAGTGATGTCTCCCTGCAGAGGTTGGTGCGGATGGTGGGGCCCCGGGCGGCCAGTGACGGCCGCCCGGGGTGGTGCTACGCGCGGATGTAACCGAACGAGGTGCTGTCGCCAATGGCGTTGGTCAGTACGATCGGCGCGGACCCGGCAGTGCCGGCGGGCATTTCGAGCACGACGATGTTCGGCTCGCCGGGGATCTGCTCGATCGACGTGATCGTGACAGCGCCGATGGTTGCGGCCGTGATGTTCGCGACGTTGTAGCCGCGCACAAACACGCTCTCGGTGGCTGCAGCCTGCGTGGGCAGCGCAGACTCAACGATGGGAATTCCGGACCCGGAGATGGGGCTGGTGATGATGCCAACCGGGCCGTCGCTGGTGAGGGTGAAGGACCAGACGAGCTTGTCCTTGAATCCGGTGGTCGACTTGACCGCGGCGACCGAGTACGAACCCTCGAGCGCGATCATGTTCTCGTCGCGGCCGTCGAAGGTCTGGGCGTCGAGCTTGTTGTCGGCACCGGTTGAGCGGGCGACCTTGAGCAGCTCGACGAGCCATGCCTGGGCGATGCGGCCGAGGCTGTCGCGCACGCCTTCCACGGTGAACGTGATGACCTGCGTGTAGGCGAGAACGTTGGTGCTGTCGGTGCCCTTGAGACCGTAGGCCTCACGCTGCACGGTGACCGGGGTCGGAGTGTTGACGAGGGCGTTGACGTCGCCGGTGATGTTCTCGAAGACACCGGCGCGCTTGACGCGGACGATGTCTTCGTGGGCGAGAGCGAGAGTGCCGTCGGTGACGACGGTGTTGTCGAAGATGGTGCTGGTCATGGGGTCTCCAATTGGGGTGATGCCGGGCATGCCGGCTGAACCCCACACGGTTGTGGGGAGGTTGATGGGGTGTTATTGCGGGCGACGGCCGGTCATGTGAAAGGTCTGGATCGTGGCGCAGCGGCCGGAAGAGTCGGCGGAGAGCGAGAGCGACGAGAACAGCTCGCACCAGGCGACATTCATCCCGGGCGGCACGTTCTGCTTCTGGTCGAGGGTGCCGCTGATCAAAGCCGCGAAATTCTCGGCGGCGATGCTAGATCCTTTGATGCGGGATATGACCTGTACGCGGTACAGCATCCCGGCGCGGCCGTCAGCGATTGGCGAGAGCCAGGACAGCACGATGCAGTTGTCGAGAGTTGTGGGCAGCGTCGGGCCGTTGGTGTAGATGCCGCGGTCGGTAGATGCGTAGTTGGACGTGGAGTACACGCCGGCTCCCTGGTCCGCGAGGTACTGCGCGAGAACCCGGCGAAAGATGATCGGGTATGCGTCAGGATCCGCCACGTTTGGCCTCCGTCTCAACGATCTTGCGCAGCTCGTCGGCGTTCTGCAGGGCCGGGTCGGACAGATAGTGCGACTTGCGGCCGTTCTGGAAGTTCGAGTTACCCATGTAGTGGCGGCCGAGGTTGTCGACGAGTTCGCCGTCCTCATGCCATCGGGCCGCGTAGGGCGTGTCGTACGTGACTAGGGTCTCGTCGCCGAGCGTGGTGGCCGGGTCGACCTCGCCTGAGGCGATGAGGGTGCCGCCGCCGCCCGAGTCGAGCGGCGCCTCGGCAGCGGACAGGCCGAGCAGTCGTTCGCCGGCGAGGTTCTGCCCCTTGATCGCACCGAGCAGTATGTCGGCGATCATGCCATCGAGGTTGTTGGTGAAGGTGACGGCCGCGCGAATCTCGGCTGGCATTGTGCCTCCTAGATGTACAGCTCGACGTGGGTGGGCGCGCCCTTGTAATCCAAGAGGGCGCTATTGATGACTTCCGCTTCGTGCTCGCGGGGAGTGCCAGCCCACACGGTGACGCGGGAGCGAGGCAGAGTGTCGTCCTCGACGAGCAGAACGACGAACGCTGTCGAGGTGATCTCCTGGCCAGCGGTCGATGAGGTCGAGCGGCGGTCGACGATGAGGCGTGACTTCTGCTCGACGTACGCGGGCGCACTCACCGGGTCGGCCCATGTTGACCCCTCCGAGCCTTCGCCGGTCAGGCGCACGATGCTCACCGTGTGGGGAAGGTGCGACTTGCGCAGGCGGGCCACTACCGGTGCCAGACGGTCGAGCCGCGCAGGCCAGCGTTGGTGAGGATCGCAATGGCGCGGGTGCCGATGCGGGCCGCTGTAGCCTCGCCAGCGCTCTGGCGGGAGGAAGTCGTCCCCAAAGACACGGAGCCGATCTTCACAGCGCCAAGGCCTGCCTCAGCGCCAGTCGGATCGTCTGTGACCTCCCAGTGCACGACGATCGCGCACGTCGCCTCGGTGAACGCATCCGATATGTCAGCGTCGGTGGGGTATCCATCCTCGTCGGTGGCGAACAGCGAGCGGGTGGTGAGAGATTCGACCTCGATGGATGCGGCACGGAGGCGTTTGAGCAGCTTCGCATCGTCGCCGTTGAACGGGTCTTCGGCCTGGGCGGTGTAATCGACGGTGGTGGCGTAGACGCGCTGGGCCATGTTTAGACCTCCTGAGCGGTGGCAGTCGGCGACTGCGCTGCGATCGCGGCGAGGATTGCGGACTTCGTTCTGGCGCTGCCAATGTCGATGCCCTTCTCTGCCACATGGGCGATGAGCTTGGCTTTCGTCCAGTCGGACAGGTAGTCGAGCGGCTCTTCGACTTCGTATCCGTGCATCAGGTAGGCGTCGCGCAGGTTCGGGTCTTCGGTGAGGTCGACCTCGGCGTACCCGTCATGAAAGACGACACCGCCGAGACGATCGGTGAATGTGCCCGGCTGTGGGTTCGGGTGCTTGATGCGGGACATGAGGCCTCCGTGAGGTTGAGCCACCCCGCCCTGTACAGGCAGAGCGGGGTGGGGAATGTGGGCACCGAAACTTCTGTCGCTTGGTGTCGATATGGTGAGCGGCATGAGCAGATCCATCGAATCCCTGCGCGCCATGAGCGATGCGGAAGTTATTGCCGAGCACGACTTGGCAGCGCAGCACACATCCGTAGGGACGGGCTACTGGGTGGACGAACTCGAGCGTCGTTCGCGAGATCGCTCCACTGCCGCGAGCAACCGCCTAGCGACAGCGTCGTTTTGGCTATCAATCGTGAGCACGGTGATCGCCGTTGCTGCGGTGATGGTGTCGATTCTCTACTGAGGCTTGCCACGGATGTGGTCAACCCCGCAGGCCCACCTGAGGTGCGTGTGGGGCTACGGCTTGCCGTCAGCGAATGCGAGTTGCTCGCGAGCGGATGCCCGGGCGCGGCCGGTAACTTCGATGTGCTCGCGCATCTGCGCCTGCTTGGCGCGGACCTTGATGGCGGCCCGCTTCTGCTCGGCAGGATCGCCAGAGACGACCTCGCGCCGTTTGTACTTGCGGATGTCGCGCTCGATGGAACGTTGTTTCTCGCGGTCGGCCTCGGCTTGTGGGTCGTACTGCTGGCCCTCCTGGGGAATGGTGAGTCCCGGCATGTACGCGATGTCCTGGTGTCGGCAGTTGGGGTGATGGAGGCCTGCGCCGCGTGCGGCTTCGATGGTGGCGACGATCTGCACGGTGATGTGCTCGTCGCTCGTCGCATGCTGCACAACGACGGTCCCTGTCGTCCCGTCAGTGGAGAGGATCTTCCCCACCCACGGTGCGCACTTCGAGCACGAGTCGCCCGCGCCGACGACAGTGATCAGGTTCACGCCGACCTGCTGCATCCGCCACACGCCCGCATCGTTGAACGCCCGGTTGACAGCGGTACGGCCGGCCATTTCGGCGTAGGAACCGATGCGCCAGTTGCGGCCGGACTTGTCGACGAACCCGGTGATGCCCTCGGACAGGAACCGCTGCACCGAAAGCTGCTGGGAGGCGAGGTTCGTGCCGGCGCCGAGCAAAGTGTTCGCGGCTGTGAAGGAGATGACGCGCTGGTAGGCATCCTGCGGGTAGCGAGCGATGCGCAGCGCCATGTCTTCGAGGCGGGACGTGAGGTCCATCGTCAGCATCGTCGCCGCCTGCGATGACGTCCCGGTCAGTGCGGTGGTCTGGGGGAGACGGGGAGCCATGCCGAGACGTGCGGCCGCGGCGGCCTCGCCCTCCTGCCATGCCTGCGTGATGACCTCGAGGGCGAGATCACGGCTGTGGAACTTCTCGGCCATCTGTGCGGCGAGGTACTGCAGCTCACGGATCGACTGGGCCCGGGTAGCAGCCAGCTCGGCGAGAGCCTTGTTGCGTTCGGCCGCGCGAGCGAAGAGATCCGTCATGTGCGGCGTCATTGCCGTGGTGCGGATCGTCTCCTGAAGCTGAAGGTCACGGTACGCGCGGACAGCGACCTGTTTGATCAGCTCGTCCTCAGCGCCGGCGTACCGGGCTGCGAGGTTCGTGCCGAGTTCCTCAATGAGGTCCTCAGCGGGAAGGCCAGGCGGGTCGGGAACGTATTGAGCCACCGGCTGGCCTCCCTGCTACTAGATCAGACGCGCGGCGGCCAAGACCAATGGCCCGGCTTCGGATCCTCGGAGAACGGCACCTCCTGATTGAAGAAAAACCCGGAGGGGCTCAGCACGCACAGCCCTACGACCTCGACCGGATCAGCGCCGGGGGCCAGCTGCGCACTCGTGACCTCGGTGATGATCGCAGCGCGCGGCTCGGGCAGGTACTCGCCGCCCGGCGTGCCGTACGAGCGGTAGTGAACGGCGCGGCCGATGCTGGGCACGCTCACTTGGCGCGGCTCTTCGTGGTCTTCGGTGCGACCACGTCGACGGTCTCGGTGTCGAGCGCCTCGCCGGTCTCGGCGGCGGCGGACTCGGCTCGCTCCTCCTCGGTAGCTCCCGCTTCGAGGGTGGCCGTCTCTTCGTCGGTGGGCTCGCGGTCGGGCGTCTCGAGCGGCTGGAGCAGTCGCTCGGCGTCCTGGGCAGCCTCGGCCTCGATCGGGTCGATGCTCTCCCAGCGGTCGAGCGCTTCGAGGTCCGGGCGGGGCTCGTCGGAAATGACGATCTGATTGCCCGACTGAAGCGAGCGGTATGCGTGAGCCATGATTCTGTTCTCCTACCTGCAAGGTGATGAGTGTGAGGGGGTGCGGGCGGCCGAGTGAACGACCGCCCGCAAGGGTGGAGCTACGCCGCGTCGGCGCCCTTGAGCAGCACGGCGCGGTTGGCGTCGAGTGCCTTGACACCGAAGAGCATGTCGGCCGAGAGGACGGTCTGCTTCTTGATGATGTCCCAGCCGTACGAGATGCGGATCGACAGGCCCTTGTAGCTGACCACGGCGACCTGGCCGACGTTGGCGCCGGCGGGCATCTGCAGCGGGGCGGAACCGAAAGCGAACGCGGTCTTGTGGAACGCGAGCCCGATCTCGGTCGTGGGCTCACCGCTGGCCGGGGTGCCGGCGGCCTGGCCGACGTTGCCCGTCTGGAAGGTGTCGAACCCGAACAGGTTCTTGCCGATCGAGCCTTCGCGCAGAGCCGCAGTCGAGCCCGACTTCTCCGCGTGCTTGACGAGGTCGCTGTTCAACCAGCGCGCCTTCGTGGTCGGGCCGACGACCGCGAACCGGTCCTGCACAGGGACGGAGCTGAGGTCGAGCAGACGCCCGGCCTCGATGAGGACCTCGGGCTGGTCCCAAGTCTCGCCGTTCGCGGTCGCTTCGGTGCCGAACCCGGCGACCTGCGTCACGTTGTCGCGCAGGCTGAGGAGCGTCTGATCGATGTCCTGAGCGATGGCGGCCATCATCGGGGTGAGTAGCTGGGTGCTGAAATCCTTGATCTTCAGCGTCATGTCCTCGTCGGTGACAGCCACAGATACGTCGGCGATGTCGTTGACGACGACCGGGATGCTGGTCTCGGCCGCGTTCTGCAGCTCGACGCCGTTCGCACGGTCGAAGCGCTTGGACTGGAACACGGCCGGCACGCGAATGTCGATCGTGTTGCCCTTGGCCTTGGTCGAGAACTCAGTGGTGAGGTCGGTGTGCACGAGGCCGTGCATCGGGGTGGATTCGTACAGGGTAGCGAGCGCCTCTTCGGCGATCTCCTGCATGGTGAGGAAAGTGTTACCAGCCATGGTGGTGGCCCTTCTGCGCTAGTTGGAAGCGCGGTTTTCGCGGATCGCCTTGCGGCGTTCGTCGATTGAAAGCGGGCCCGGGGCAGGCGTTCCGCTCGGTGGTGCTCCTCCGCTGGACGGGGCCACCTGGACGGCGCGCAGCTTCGGGTTCTTCTCGATCTCCGACTTGACGACAGCAGCCACCTGGGCTTCGTAGTCAGTCGCGGTTGGATCGATGTCTTTGAGCGAGCCCTCGGAGATGAGGACTGCGCGGACCATGGCGAAGTCGCCCTGGTTGGCTGTGGATGCGCCTTCGATGGCGTCGCGCTCGGCCCGAGTGCTGCGTTCACTGGCGAACTGGTCACGCTCGGTCTTGAACGTGTCTCGCTCTTCAGTGAGTGCGGCGATGATCTGGTCGGGGGTGAGTGCGGCAGCATCCTTGACGATGCCGAGCTGCTTGCCGAGTGCGTTGGCCCAGTCGGTCTTGCCGGCGGCGAGTGCGTCGGTGATCTGGGTTGCGATGGCAGCCTTGTCGTCGGTGCGGTTCTTCGCGTTCTCCTTGCGGAGCTTCTCGACGTAGGCGAGGTCGAAGGTCTTGCCGCCGTCAGCGGAACCTTCGATCGGTTCTGGTTCGGCGGGCGGGCCGGGCTTCGGCGCGACGGGCTCAGCAGGCGTGGCCGGCACGACCGGTTCAACGGGAGCCACCGGGGGGGTGGCGGGCACAGCCGGTGTGCCTGGTGCGCCGCCGTCTTCCCCCACGGCAAAGCGGATGCCCATCAGGGCGAGCTTTGACGGGCGGAGAGGGCCGAACGTGTGATTGCGGATGATCATGGTGCTCCTTCGCGGCGCCTGGCCGCATTGGTTACGACTGCCCCTGCGGCAATCGGTACAGAGTGGGTCAGCCGGTGAACGTGGCAGGATCCAGTGCAGGACCCATGTCGTTCTCGGCTTTGATGAGGTTCGCCTCGGTCTCGGCTTCGGCCGCGGTGAGGTTCGGCTGTACAGCACGCACACCCGAGATGATCGAGCGGACCTTGGCGAGCATTTCCGCCTGCGTCGTCTGCGCCCGAGTGAGCGGGTTGATCTGCGACACCTCGGCGAACGTGATGCGCGGCAGGTCCTCGATGAGTGCGCCGCCCTTGCCGGGGAACACGAGCGCATCGATGGCCAGCGCAGTGCGGGCGAGACGAGCGAGAGCAGGCCGGACGTACAGCGCCTTCTTGTCGCGGGTGCGCTCACTGTCGGCCTTGTCGTCGGTGACCTCAGTCGCCGTCTTCGTGCCTCCGTCGTGGACACCGAAGTGCGACACGGAGTAGCCGGTGGCCGTGGCGATCTCCCGCTTGAGCGCGACGATCGTGTCGAGGTGCTCCTGAACGCGGATCGCGAACTGCGAGATGGTGATCTGTCCGCCCTTGCCGTCGTCGACGAGCCCGCCGAGAGGCGAGTACACCTGACGGTTCATGTCGAACTGTGCGCCCTGGCCGCGGCCGTTGAGCTGCAAGTACGACTCGGGCACGGACAGCCGGCCCATGCCGTTGTCGAAGTCGCGCATCAGGCTGCCCCACAACGAATTGATGCGGGTGAACAGCGGCTCGATGCCGAAGTAGTCCGAGCGGCCGAGGTTGGCGAGGTCGCCTTTCCGGTCCCAGATCGGGTGCGGCAGCATGTTGGGCATGTGCTCGACGGTGAGGTACGGCACGCCCGTCTGTAGGACGACGTCCATGGTCTCGGCCATCGGCAGCGACTGCGCGTCAACGACAGGCATCAGCTTCAGGTAATGCTCGGTCTCGCTGATGGTGTTGAGGGGAACCTGCCGGCCCTTGTCAGCCTTGTCGCCCTTCCACAGTGAGAAGGTGATCACCCCGACCTCGTGGCGTTCCATGAGGCGGTAGCAGTCGTCCTTGCGCTGGTACTCGGACCAGAGAGTGACGGCGGACAGTGCGCCGTGCCGCCACTCGGGGATGGCGCAGTCGGCCCGGTACGCACGGAACCAGACGTTGTCGCGGAATGCTTTGTCCCACACGACGGCGAGGTAGGCCCAGCCGTGAGCGGCCGAGTACTCGCCACCGCGCAGCAGTTCAGCATGCGCCGCGTCGGACGACATGATGACGTCGAGGCGAGCCTGCGCATCCTTCCGCTCCGGTGTCGCGCTCGCGGCCGCTGTGTCCACGGAGTCGGGCAGGACGATCGACGGCGCCTCAGCAAACAGCAGATCGGAAGACAGCTGGGCGAGGTCGCCAGCGACAGGGATCGACAGCGCCGAACGGTTCTCGCCCACCGGTGAACCCATGACGCCCTTGGACACAGCACCGACGATGCCGCCCGAGTACGCCTGACCGTTGTGCGTGTGCGTGGCCGGGCTGCCCTTCTGATCGGGCAGAGCGTCCATCTCGTTCGCATACCACGCGTCATAGATCGCGAGCTGGGCAAAGGCGACATCGTACGGAGCCGGTGGAAAGTTGTCAGCCATGAGACCTCCAAGGGGTTGTGAGCCCCGAAGGGATTAGGCGGCGTCGAGTTGGAATTGCCAGTTGGCGCGGGGTGTGTAGACGCCGTAACGGCCGGCGTCGAGGGAGTCGTCTTCGTCTTTCACGACTTCGTCCTCGCCCTTGGCGGTGGCTTTCGGATCCCATCGGTACTCGGTGATCTCCGAGTTCCACCCTTTGCAGCGGTCGGTGACGAGCATCTGGTCGTTGGACAGGAGGCGGGAGATGACACCGATGCCCTTGGGGACGTCGTTGTGCGCGACCTGTAGGGACATCTCGTCGAACTTCCGCAGCTCAGCACTGAAGTGCGCCGCTGCCGGGTCGACGATGGTGTACTCGGGAGCGAACTCGGCTTCATGCGGTGAGTGCTTCTCCCGTGTCCACTTGCGGTACAGCACCGCTTGGTCGGACGGGGCAAGAGTCGCGCCGTAGTGGTCGCGTGGGTCGTAGCGCCATTCGTCCATCAGCACCAGGCGCGGCTTTCGCTCGGCAGTGATGCCGACGCGGAGAGCAGCGGACGAGTGTGAGACAGCGAAGTCGATGCCATCCGAGAGGACTCGGGCGATCTTCGGCATGTCGCTGAACTTGATGATGTGCCGGTCCGGATCCCACATCGGGTACACGGCGCCGGCAGCGTTCGTCCACTGGCCGAGAATCATACGGTCGTAGAACACCCCGGAGAACGACCGCTTCATGCGCGCTTCGTAGCCTTCTGGCAGCTTGGGGTTGTCTGCCATCGTCAGGTGGAAGTGGATGACGTCTTTCTCGACTGCCTTGAGGATCCACTCTTTGCGCATCCAGTGGTTCATGGAGGCGGGGTTCATCGTGGCCAGGATGCGGGCGCCGTCGACGCGGAGGCGGGTGACGAGCATGTTCCAGAACGCCTCGGGCAGCAGCGTGGCCTCATCGACGAGGGCGAGCACGACCGTTTTTCCCTGAATCTTCGCGACGGACTCGGCGTTGTTCGCACCGATGAGGAGTACCTCACGGCCGAGGATCACTGCCGACGTCGCACCGGGCGTGTAGCTGACCTGATTGCAGATCGTCGCGCCGAAGATGTCCCGGTCCTGCAGCAGCACGAAGATGTTCGCGTAGATCGTCGCCAGCGTCTTACCGACGACGATGATCAGGCCCTTACGCGGTGCCATCCGAACAGCGATGAGGAACGCGATGACCTGCGCAACCGTCTTCCCCGCCGATACAGCCCCAGACCAGAGCGAGATGGTGCGCTTCGCACTGTCCACGATCGACAGCAGCTGAGCCCGCGACACCTGACGCAGCAGAGACTCAAGCTCCATCGGCCGGCGTTCCGTCCTGCGCCCGCAACACTTCCGCAGCAGCAGCGAAACCAGCCGACAGCGTATCGAGCGTGCCGACAGCCTCGTCGAGCCCACCATTGTCCTTCTCGAGGATCCGCGTCGACTTATCGAACGCCACGCCAGCCATCATGAACACCGACCGCTTCACCTCGACAGGAGGGACAGTCAGCGTGTGCTCCTCGTAGGTGTTGTCCTTACCGCCGAAGTTGTACACCAGATACGGGCGAGTCAACGAATCAACCTCGGTATGCGCGACGAGCATCATCTTCTGAGTGAGCAGCATCCGAGACTCGGCAAGATCGATCGTGTGAGCGCGCGTCGCCAGGTCCGTCTTCGACCGGTCGAACGACAGGCCCTCACGCTTGGCCCACTTCGACACCGTCGAGGCAGCGAAGCCGAGCGCATCCGCAATGCCCCGGCAGGAAAGCCCCGCAGCATGAAGCGCGAGCGCCTCAGCGCGTTTGGAGGCGAACGTTGCCTTGCGCATAGCATCACCTCGGTTTCGGATAACGGATGCACGGCGACGCCTGGACGCTGTGATGTTCGGGGCTTGCCAATTCGGGAGCAAAGCGGGGACACTAGCCGTCTCACTACCGAATTGGGGGACGAATGTTCAAGATCACATCGAATGGCGGCGAGGATGATTTCTTCGCCGGCATCATGGGCGACGCGATGAAGGGCGTCGAAGAGGAAATGGCCGCAGACCTTGCGGAGAAGGCACGGGCGAAGGGCCTCACGTCAGTGGATACCTTCGATCTGGACCTGAAGACGAACGACCCGAGTGTGACCGTCAATGATGCGCGTGTGCGGTCGTTGGCGAATGAGTTGCTGGCTGCCGATTAGCTGATTCTGGCCCGGGGGGATGCGGAGGCTTGGAACTTCCGCGTCTTTCCGGGGTTTCGCTCGGGACGGCTTGGTCTAACCCCCGTGTTTCGGGAGACTATTCGACCTGTCTATCCTCACTGTTGCGTGAGTCGTGCCGTTCCTTGCGCCGTGCTGCCCGCTTCTGGTCGCCGGTGATGCAGTAGCCGCAGCCGCCGTTCTGTGACTCAGGGCAGCGCTTGGTGGAGTGCAGCCGTCCACGCTGGTCCCGGTCGCCCTTGCTCACGGCTTCGGCTCACACTTACAGATCCGCGCGAGCGTTGCGACGCACCAGAACCGATCGCAGCGTGGGCACGGGTTCTGGTCAGGCATCGCCGAGCACGCAGTTCTGCACGAGGAAGTGAGCGAGTCCCAGCCCAACGTGGAACGGTTGCCCGCCGGGGAAGATCGTGCTGTACGTGGTTTCGCTGAGTTCTTCGGCGGTGCTTGGCAGGGCAGCGGTTTGCAGAATGTATCCGGTCAGCATGGCACCGTCGCTCCTGTCGGCGACATGAGCGGCAATGGCATCGTCTAGGGCTGCTTGCGTCTGCGCGCTCATCGGCGGGTCTTCGCTCGTCGGTGAGCGGCGGTCTGCTGAGCACGGCCGGCCTGCTTGTGCGACGCGGTCATGTACGGCAGGAGGTCCAACCAGGAGGCGGTGCGCTTGCGTTCGCCCGAGGGTGCGCAGGCGACGATGGCGACTGCGGAAGCGATCAGGACCGCCCAGATGAAAGTATTCATGGTGCCCGTCTGCTCGAGGGTGGTTCCGGCTGCCGCGCAGGTATCACAGCGCATAAAAGGTTTAGCGCCTTCAGGGGTCCTTCACCGCAATGCAAGACGGTGTTGACGCGGTCAGCCGGAAAGGGGACCGTCCTGGGGAGTAGCCGGGACGGGCGTGTGTGTGGGGGCACGGTTGCCGGGCGCCCCGTAGGACGCCCAACACCGGCAAGGCGGCATCCCTGCACTTAGCCACGTCACCATGGGCGTGGTCAGGGTCATCAGGTCTGCTGCTGGCATCCAGAAGGAATGCCGATACTCCGTCGCCACGTGGGCGGTGAGTTGACGCCCCGATATCCACCGTCGGTGCCCGCGCGTTTTCAGTTGTGGTCTTGGGGTGCGTTCGCGGGGCCGGTGAGTGCGTCCTGCCGACCCCGCTCTGCGCTGTTGCCCGCTTTGTTGCCGCCGCTGGGCACCGCGGTAGTCGTCCGTCCCTGTAAGGTTCGGTGGCAAATATCTGCCGGCCGCGACGAATGCCCGATGGTGCCCTCGGCGGGGCCTCTTGGTTTCGGGGATGCGCGGCCGGAAGCGTGTCGTCCCAGTGGGACACCTGCGGGACACCGGGGGGACGGCGGCAGGCGTCCCAGTGGGACAAGAAAAGCCCCGGTCACATCGCCTGAGAGGCGGGAAAGACTGGGGCTGATGATTGATGCGACAGCTATGCTGCTGTGTTCAAATGTACCACGACGTGAAACATTTCCACCTATTGACAAGCAAACTCGCCGGGCGGGTTTCGATCAGGTGTGTTTCTCGGGGGTCTCCCCGTCGAACGCTGCCCTCTCTGTCTCGACAACGTCGGATCGTCGCAGTACGACGCGGCCGCCAATCTTCATGCGGCGCACGTACTTGAGCGCTACCCATCGCACGATGGTCGTGCGGCCGGTCTTCGTGACGGCGATGGCTTCCTTGATGCTCATCCAGTCGGCGGAGGTGGTCATGCTGCCCCGCGTGCTGCGATCGTCGCGTCGTCGGCTGCTCTCTCTGCCGCCTTCGTCTCGGCTTTCACCCGGCGCTTCTCGATTGCCCGCGCCGCCCGCGCCTCGGCAAGCTCAGCGGCTTTCGTCGCCTTGATGGCCGACGTGACCTTGTCGAGCTGCGAGGCCGCGAGAATGGCGTACAGCGTCGGGTCGACGACGAACTCGCAGTCCGGTGTCGAGCAGACGATGTGGATCGGCCCGTCGAACTCCAGCGGCGGCTTCCACACGAGCGTGAGCTGCCGGCACTCGTTGCACCGGACGTTCTGCACGGGATGCTCGACGTCGGAGAACGGATGCTGCGTGAGCGCGTGCTGCATGGTGCGGTAGAAGTGCACGGCCGCCTCGGCGCCGTCCCCGCTTGCCACCCACTGGTCGATGTCGATCAGGTCGAGGTAGCGCTCAGTGATCGCCTCCACCTCGAACACGCTCGCATCGGACGGGAAGCCTGGTGTCGGGTGTCCGAGCAGCATGATCAGCTCGTCGGCCATGCGCCAGGTGTTCGGCACTGGGATGATCCACATCGCCTGTGCTCGCACCCCGTTTTTGTCGAGTTGCTGCGCTCGTTCGATTGAACATAGGTGGGTGATCATATCCAACGCGATCTTCAATGCTTCGCGTGTTTTCGAGAAGCACGAGAAGCAGAGCATGCCGTGCTCGGCCGGGGCGGGCAGGCATCCGCGGCATTCGTTCGCGGTGCGATACGAGCATTCCGCCTCACGGTTGTACTGCCATTCTTGGCCGTCGCAGTTGCTGGCATGCTCGCCGTTGACGATGCACGAGCGCACTTCGTCGACGTCGTTGGTGATGCAGGGTAGGTAGCTCATTCGTCGTCGCCTCTCCGGACGGGGATTGTCCACAGTCGGGTGTACTTGCTGAATACGGGTTCGCCCAGATGTTCCGGGTCGACTCCGCGGGAATGTATTTCCGAGGCGACACGTTCCATGCCCATCGCTTCGGCGTCGGCTGCTTTGATGCGGAACTCGACGGCCCGGCTTGGTTTCGTGACCAGGCGCACGCGCTCATCCATTTGTGGGGGCGTTGGGTTCGTAGTCCAAGCTGCCGCATAGGCTGCAGCACCAGAACTCGTCGGCGGCATCTTCGGTCGGGTATCCGCAGACTTCACACTTGAATGGCGGCGGCATCGGCAAGACGTACCCGGCAGCGATAACGGCATCGACGGCCCGGATGATCCGCGGCCCCATGTCTCGTCCGAGTACGTGAAAGCCAACCTGCTTGGGGTAGTTCGTCGCGTTGGTAAGCACGCCGCCGACAACGCCTCGTAGCGCTTCCCGTTCCGGCTCAGACATCGAGCACCTCCCAAATCTCGTCAAGCGCTCCGGTCGGGTCATCGAACTCTTCGGTACTGTTGTCCATCGCAGCCACGTAGATCGCTGCGATTCGCGCCAGCTTCTCGGCGTTCACGTCCCTCCCGGCGCTGAATGAGGGCAGGTGAACGGGCGTGCCGTCCGGTGCCGTCCCCCATGCCCCCACGATCGCTTCCCATTCCGGCTCTCCTGCTACGGGAGTAGACGGCGACTCAGCGGCTTCGAGGGCGTACACCAAACGGGCGAAGAGAGTCGGACCGGTCTTGCCTGCCCCTTCCGGCCCCGTCTCATGTAGTGCCCAGTTGCCTATGCCGCGTGCCTCCGCGATCAGTTCCTTGTTGCTCATTCCATGTCCCCCTCTTCGATTAGTCCGTCTTCGATCAGTTCGCTGATGTCGTTGCTCGTCCATGCGGCGAGCTTCCGCACCGCGTTCTGCAACCGGGCTGTCTTGTCGTTGTTGCTCATGACTTGTCCTCTCGTGCGCTGTCTGCGCTGGGGTGGGTTGGTGGTGCTGTTGATGCTGCGGAAGCGGGAGGCAGCGACTCAGGGACGTGCCCGCACCCCATGCACCGGTCGGCGCGGTCGCCCCACTCGTTGTCCGGACCGGGGTAGACGTGACCACGTTTCGTATCCACGCACCCCGCGTACTGCATGTCCATGAACGGGGTTCGCCGGTGCCTCTCGAACGCCTCGGGGATGATCCCGAATCCGGTCAAATCCCGGTCGCTCCAGTCGGCCCAGCGATGACGGGGCCATTCCTCTTCGAGCTCGACGTACTCGTAGCCGCCCTCAATTCCGCAAATCGTGTCGTCGCGCTTGATGCCAGCACGCGTCTGACCGCAATGCAGGCACTCGACGGCGCTCACGACTCACCCCCTGATGTTGCGGGCGACTCCGCAGCGCGCTCGGCCGCAAACTTCGCCTTGGCGCTCCGGACGATTTCCGCGAACGCTCCCCGGTCCCGGTCGGACCATTCGCCGCTGCCCCGGACGCTCACTGCCTCGCCGTCAACCTCGATGTGGCGGCACTCTTCGGCCATTACTCGCCCGCCTTCCGGTACGGGTTCACACGGTCGCTGTAGCCCGAATCCTTGAGGTCATAACCGTCGTCGGTCAGTGCTTTCGCATAGCCCGCATCCCAGACCTCCCGGTGATCGGCCAGGGCATCGGTGGGCACCTGCGTGAGGATGCGCCGGGCCTCTGGGCCGAAGTCTCCGGTGAGATTCAGCACCCGCTCGATTGCCGCATAGGCCGCGTCACGCTGGCCTCGCATCCGCTCGGTGTGCAAATACCCGGCCTTCATCGCGGCACTGTTCACATCGTTCAACCGCATGTAGTTGCCGAGAATCGCGGGAAACTCGTCCGCGCGAAAGAAGCTACCCTCGACCAGCACCTCGGCAGACCGCGCGGCCAGGAACTCCGCGTTGACCTGCCGGGACGCATCACGCTGAGCGATCGCCATGTCACGAGCGTCGACGACTTCCCCCAGCTTCCGCATCATCCAGTCGTAATCCCGCTGCCGCCCTCGACGCTCGCCCGCGAGATCCCGCTCAAGCCGCCTGCATTCTTCCTTCGCCACTTCCAGCATTTCCGCTGCGTCGTTAGAACCCATCGGTCTGCACCTCCGCAACGGGAGCGTTCGCGGCATCAGCGGCCGCCTGCGCGGTCGCCCGATCCTTGTAGGAATAGTTCGATGGGTTTTTCGCCACCTTCGACGCGTCCACCCCCGCGGCTGACTCGAGCCACCGCGGATTGAGGCAATCCGCGTCCCGCCACCTCGACACAGCCGCCCACCAGACGTTGAACTTTCCACCGCTGCGCGTATTGCGGGACACCTCATGCGCGGCGACTTCCTCCACCCTCCACACAGAGACAGACCCAGCGCACTCGCATGACTCAGACGTCTTGCGACCGCGCGGGGTCGTGTACCGCAGCAGCCTCTCGTCGTCACACCAGTCACACTTCGGACGCTTGACGTGATCCATCTCGACCGTGAACAGCTGCTCATCGATCACGGCCAGCAACTCAGCCAGCGCCAGCTTGCGAACATCCTGCCCCGCCTGGTACTTCGCCGTGTTGTATTCACTCTCGAATCTCGCCTTGGCCTGTACCGCTTCACGTTCCAAGGTCTCGAGGTCCTTGAGTTTGTCCTTGAGCTCCCGGTTCTGCGTCTGGAGCATTTCAATCTGGTTTGTGATCTCACTCCTCACGGCCGCCCGAAGAGTGTCCTTCAGCCCCTCCGCAACTTCGTCGTACTCGGTGGTTTCGTCCCAAAACTCGTTCATGATTCCTGCTCCTTCTCGTCGAGTGCATCCCGCACCGAAATACCATTCGCCCGCAACGCCGCCTCAAACTTCGACGCACGCTCAGCCGCGATCTTGTACAGCTGCGCCCACCGAAACGGATCCACAGCACCCGCCACGAACCCCAGGCGAAACTCCGTCTGCGGATTGCAGCTACGCCCCTCGCCCCGCTCGACCTTGCGCGCCTCCCACGCCTCATCTGCGGTGGTCATTGGGTACCTGCTCTCCCTTGTCGGTGCCGATTGGTTGCGGTTCGTGCCACCATGTGCCGTTCTCAGTGGTGTGCGGTATGCCCGCCGATTCATGTCCCGCGAGGTAGCGGCATGCTGCCCCGCCGTCGATGTGCGGGTGAGTGACGGGACACTGCCCAGTGGCTGGTCGATCGCTCTTCGTGCTGACCTTTGCCCGCATGTCGAGGATCTTCTGTGCCGTCTTATTGAGTAGCAGGTCCGTCGCGCCGTCCTTACGAACAGGCGGGATAGTGAACAGCCCACGCAACTCAGTGACGTGACCTCCCGGCCATGACTCGCGCATCGACTGCACGGACGTCGCCGCCTCTTCCAGCGCTTCCTCTTTCGCCGCCGCCACGACAGCGGCCAGCCCTGCCTCATGCGCCAACCACTCCGGGTCACCGTTCATCGGCTCGGCACCATGGGCGTCCAGCCACGCATTCAGGCCGGACAGGTAAATCTCACGTGTCTTCACTTCGTCTCCTTCGGTTCGTTTTTGCAGCGAATAGCGCTCTTGCCTGTCGGAGTGCGGCAGTTCGAGCAAATGTGCTCAGGCGGTGCATCCCACGACCGGCCCGGGGTGTGCTGCCCGCCATTGAACGAGCCCTTCAACGTCATGCGGTTTCCCTCTTCGAATTCGTCATGCTTTCCTCTCTCAAAATTTGGTGGTCATGCTCAAGGGCGGCGGCCACGTAGCCGTAGACACCGCCCATTGGGCGAAGTAGATGTGCGGCCGTCAATCGCCGGCCAAGGCTGGGCGGTCACGTTTGCCCCGATAGAGTGCAGGGCATGGAAATTGTTGGCTGGGTCCTGACTGTCGTTCTCGCGGTGCCGACGATTTGGCTCGCGGCACTTGCATACCGAGAAGGCAGGAGAGCCCGCGATGCAGCAACAAAATCCAATGAGCTTGCCCACGCTGCACTCGAGCTTGCGACCGCACAACGGGACGCCGAGTCCCGCAGTGTTAGGGCCGCGTTCGTCGAGAAGCTCCGCACCATGGCGGCGCTTACCGATAGCCTCGGTTTCGATGCAACCGAGTCGCAGCACACAACGGTGAATGAGCAACAAGGCAATCTGCAGCATGAGGCGTCGGTCCTTGGGATCCCTGGGGCCACTGAACTCGCCTGGTATGTATCCATGGTGCATTTCCGGCCAGACGCTCGCCGCCGTAGCGGGGACCGGTCGCCTCGGGCGAGGCCTGCCGAAGCAACGAGTTGGATTTCACTCAACAACCTGACCCGTGCATGGATCACTGACCCGGAGTCACAGGTTGAGGTCGTCAAGGCACAAGGCCTCGCCTTGACCGGTGATTCCGATGCTGTATTCAACATCCGCCAGTGGCCCCGGCCTTGGTAACGCAATCTGCAGCTCAGTGGCGGAATCGCACCTGCACCACAGGTAGTGTTCAGGGCATAATCAACGTCCACCCTGTTTTCCCGACAACTATTGGTGATTTCGTGGAGTTCAGGAAGGACGACCGCTGGTATCGGCTGCTTCTGCATTCGGACGATATGTGGGTTATCCACCAAAGAGGCGTAGCGGGCGACGATTTCCAGCTGGTCGTCACTAATCGACGGGCTGGACTGATGGATGTTGAAGGGCGAGGTCACCTCGGTCCCGTGACTGCCTTGGGAGCCACTGAAGGCATGCTGTTCGGCAAGCTCTTCTAACCTTCGGCGCGTGCTGCTCCACTCACGCCGCCAGCCCAAACACAGCGCCCAACGACTCGGCAACCGCGGCGCCCAGGTCGCGGGAGTTCGGCGGCGTGACCGCATTCCCGCTCTGCTTGACCTGCTCGCGCTTCGTTCCGAGCAGCACGTAGTTGCCGGCGAACCCCATGCCGCACTTGATCTCGTCCGGGGTCAGCATCCGGAAGATGCAATCCTCAATGTCCACCGACCCGCTCACGAGCGAGTAGCGGTCAGTCGTCGTGAGCGTGCGGTGCGCCTCATCCGTCGTCGACGCGGTGCCGTTGCCGTAATACGGCACGAGCAGCGACTGGTGGCCGGCCGTCGTCAACGTCCGCAGTGACTCCGTGACCGGCGTGCTCATCTCGCCGCCGCCGGTGTTGTTGCGCATGACGAGCGCATGATGATTGCCGTTCGCCGCCACGGTATCGATGGGCGAGCTCGCCGGTTTCGCAACCCCATGATTTCTCAGCGGGATCACGATGGCCGTCTCATTCCGCGTCGACTGCGTCCGCATCGGATCGCACGACGGCCCCGCGCTCTTGCCCTCGCGCCCCTCGACCGGGATCATCAGCGGATCGTAGAAGACGCCCTTCGTCTGCGCCGTCGTCTGGGTGTTCAGCGGGTCAGCGCCAGACTGCACCGTGCCCTCACCGCGGATGCCGTCCGTGATGATCGGCGGCAAGGCAAGACCCTTCGTGAGGCTCGTATGCAACGTTTTGAGCGCTTCCTCAGTCGGCCAGGCGCGCAGGTAGGCGCCTTCCTTGCCGTGTGAAACATGCTTCGGGTCGGCGCTGTCGTACTGATTCCCGCCGGCCTCAACGACCATCGGCCGCCAGTAACGGTCGATGCCCTTCTCGATTCGCGTCATCGTCTTCGGCGACAGCGCCTTCGCACGATCGCCGATGCGCGTTCCCTCGATAGACCAGTCAATGGCCGATGCCGCCGGAAGCCAGCCGGGCTCCACGATCGCGGCGCACTGAGCGCAACGGAAAACGTACTGGGCCTTGTATCGGCCCCAGCGCTCAGCCTTCTTGAACGTCTGCACAGCCTTGACGATGCCGTGCGTCTCGCAGAACGCTTCCGGCCGCGTCCACTTCTCAAGGTTCGGCTTCGTGTTGCCCCTCCGCCAGAACACCACGTACATGCGGTCCCGGGACTGCGGCGCGGGATCCCCGAGAGCCTGAGCGTGCATCGAATTCACCCAGGCGATCTCGTGGTCATACCCGAGCGACTCCATAGCCATCAGCCACGCGGGGAACTGCACCCACCGGTAGGCATCGACAACGTTCTCGATGATGATCGCCTTGTACTGGTGGTACTCCGCGAATCGTGGCACGTCCCACATCGTGGCCCGGGACCGCACGGCCGCGGCGTCGGGCAGCTTGTCGGCCATGCCGGGGAGCTGCGCCTGCATGTCGCGTTGCCGCTTGATGCCCTTCGCTACCGAGTGGTTCGTGCATTCCGGCGACGCCCAGAGAATGTCCGTCGTCGGGAATCTGCTCGGCTCCACCTGGCTGATGTCTGCCGAGTCGTGATCCGTCGTCGGGTGGTTGATCTGGTGGGAATCGATCGCCATTTTCCAGTGATTCGCCGCGATAACGACGCGATACCCCGCGGCCACGAGACCCGACGATGAACCGCCAGCCCCGCAAAAGAGGTCCGTGACCGTGAGGCCGTTACTGATTACCGTCGCGCCGCCGAACGACGGCCGTTCCAAAGTTGTCGAGCTCATGATTCCCTTTCTGGGGTACAAAAAAAGCACCGGCCAGACGGCGGGTGCCTTGTGAATAGGTGGAGAATGCTAAACGGCTACGGGTTCCGATTCCATCGCAACATCGATGATGTCGAACAGCGTCGGCATGTCCTGTTTGGCCGATTCAGCTTCGAGGTACTTCACCCCGTCGTAGTACGACACGGGGTTGAGTTCGGCAGCACGGCCGCGACGCCCCAGCTTGAGCGCACGAAACACTGTCGTGCCCAGCCCGCCGAACGGGTCGTAGATCAGATCGCCGGGGTTGCTCTTCTCGGTGATCAACCGGTCAACAATGTCGAACTGCATCGGGCACGTATGCATGACGAGGTTTCGCCGTGACTGCTCGCCATTGAGGGTGAGCATGCGGTTCACGTCATGCCACACATCGGGATGCCAGGACGCCGGCGCCAGAGACATGAACGTCGACGGCAGCCGCTTACGTCCCGCGAGCAACTCGCCCGTTTTCACGTGCGATTCGTAGTCGTAGACACTGTTCGCAGTCTGCGCCGTGAACAGCCGCGACATGTCCTCGGGCTTGAGCTGCGACAGTTCCTCGGGCGTCAGGTGCCGGTCGCCAGACGAGCGCCAGAATGCGTGAGCGTCGATCTGCCAGCGCGCCAGCGAGTACCCGTCGACGGGATTGTTCGGCGGCGTCTCGGCTTCCGTTTCGTCATCGTCCCAGCTGACCGGCTTCGTTGGGTCGTAGATGTCCTTCGTCACCCGAACATCGCCCCAGCCCTTCGACCGGTCCGTCTGCGGCTTGCGGAACAGCAGCACGTATTCCGGCATCCCCATGCCCATGCTCGATGCGTCAGCCCGCATCTTCGTGTAGCCGAGGCGGTACGTCTGATTGTTCTCCCGCACGACATCGGTGACGATGGTGTGCATGCCGAGGTAGTCGAAACCGTGCCTCCGGAAATGGGCGATGGTCTCGCCGTGGAACGGTTCCACTGTCGGGTTGCCGGTGCCCATGACGTTGCCGAACAGGATGCGATCCTTCACGTGAATCGCGGCGACGCGGCCAGGCTTGAGCACTCGCAGCAGGTTCGGCGTCAAGTAGTCCATCTGCTCCCAGAAATGGCCGTTGTCGTCGGTGTGGCCGAAGTCGTTGTAGCTCGGCGAGTACTCATACTGCGTGCCGAACGGAATGCTCGACAGGATCATGTCCACTGAGTCAGTGTCCATGTGATCGCGAGTTTCCAGAACGCAGTCGTTGAGCGCGAACTGCCAGCCGGTGCCACTGACCTCGATGCGCTCGACGCCCATCGATCGGGTGAGCGCCTGCGAAATCGCGCCGGCGTCCAGCCCGAACTCCCGGATGATGTCCGACATGCTGGCCGTGAGCTTCTTGTGCTGCTCCCACTTCGCCAGCAGAATCTCGATCACCGATTCTTCCGACTCCGCAAGAATCACGTCGATCTCCACCTGCTCCGTCTGCAGGAACCGGTGCAGGCGGTGAACGCTCTGAATGAAGTCGTTGAACTTGAAGTCGATGCCCGCATAGATCGCACGGTGGCAATGGCGCTGGAAGTTCGACCCGGATCCGGACAGGCTAGGCTTCGTCGCGAGAATGCGTGACTCGCCGTTCGAGAACTTCACGACCCGCTCTTCGCGCTCGTCGAGGTCCAGTGCCCCGAATACTTCGACCGCCTCAGGTACCGCCTTCTTGATCGCCCGGCGCTCATCTTCCAGCGTGTGCCAGAGAACGAAATGATCGTCCGGGGCCTCGTCGACCAGCTCGGCCAGCTTCTCGATCCGCGCCGAGAGACTGTTGCGTTTCTCAGTTGCCGCGCCGGACAATCCCAGAGCGCCGTTCGCGAATAGAACTGCCTGGCCGTCGCCGTCCGTGCGGACCTCGCCGCCCTTGATCTCGACGCGATGGAACTGCACGTCAAGCTCGGGCAGCTCGTAGCCGTCATCCGAATAGCCGAGGTCGCTCGGCTTCTGAATGAAGCACGCCCAGGTGTTCAGCCACAGCCAGAATTCGCGTTCCGTGTGCGGGTGCAGGGTGAGGTTCCCGGCCGACGATGAATCGCGCTGGAAGAACCGGGTGAGGATCTGCCCTGAGTCCATGATGCCGAGGTATGCCGCATAGTGGCTCAGCTCCTTGAACCGGTTCGGGCTCGGCGTTGCGGTCGCCACGAACCGGAACGCGATGTCCTTGAACAGATGCAGGAACGTCTGGAACGTCTTCGATCCGTAGTCGCGCAGCACGCTCGCCTCGTCCAAGCTCGTTGCTGTGAACAGGTTCGGGTCGATCTTCCCGTCTCGCACGCTCTCGTAGTTCGTGACGAACATGCCAGTCTCCGGCAGTCCGAAAGCCGCCGTCTTGATGAACGTCACGTCGACGCCGAGCTTGGCGCCGTCAGCGATGAACTCATGACGCATACCCAGCGGGGCTACGATCAGGGACCGGCCGCCCTTGTGCTTCGTGATCAGGCGCAGCGTCTCGATCTGCATGAACGACTTGCCCAGACCGAACGCTGCGAAGATCGCACGCCGGCCGCCCTTCACGGCCCATGCCACAATCTCGCGCTGATGGCCGAACAGCATCGGGTTTATCTCGCTCGGGTCAATCTCAAAGCCGAACGACTTATCGAAATTCACCTTCTCGCGGAGGAACGAATCATAATCGGGTCTTGCATTGGTCAGCGTCATGGTGTCCTGTCTCTGTGGAGTTGTTGGTGGGGGCGACTTGTGCCGTCCCCGGGTGGTGCGGCTAGAACGGGGTCTGGTCGTCGAAGGTGTTGGTGGTGGTGGTCGGCGTGTTCCACACGTCACCTCCAGCGGGCGCCGCTGACTGTTGCTGAGGCGGTGCCTGCTCGCGTGCCTGGCGCGGGATGATCGACCACTTCGCGAACTTGAGCTCGAGGCTCACACCGGACTTGCCGTTGTTCTCCCATGCCTTCAGGATCGGCTCGCCCTCGACTCGGACGAGCGTGCCCTTGCGCAGGTACTTCTCCGTGAGGTCGGCGGCAGCCTCCCACTGGGGAACCCGCACCCAGAGTGTTTCGCCCACGTCTTCGTACTCGTGGGTCTGCGGATTCTTGCGGCGTGCCTGATGGGCGATCGAGAAGTTGGCGACCCGCTTGCCGTTTGACTCGCGAACCTCGGGATCGCCGGACAGGAAGCCTTCAACGATCATCGTTGCGGAACTCATTCGTTGCTCTTTTCGTTGGTTGTTGCGGGTATTGCGCCCAGATAGGCGTTGAGCTTGGTGGGGTTGAACCCAGCCCAGGCGACGTCGGCGCCGGGGGTGCCGAATGACACGAGCACGACGGGCGCCGCGGCGAGCCCGAGCGACTTGGCCGCTTCGAGGTCCATCGGGTCTTTGAGAATGTCGACCTCAGAGAACGCGATGTCGCGTTTTGTCAGCCATTGCTTCGTCATCACGCATTGTCGGCAGTCGTCTTTCGTGTAGACGGTGATGGTGGGGACGGTCATTTACTGCTCATTTCGTGGTTGGTTTCTTGAATGCGTAGACGCGTCGTGTGCCCGTCTCCGTCGATTTCACGGGTTCCGCGTGCAGCCGGGTCGAATGTGGGTAAAACCCCGCCAGCGGCCACGGTGTGGATCGTGGCGGGCAAATCGCGCACGCTCGGGGAGTGCCGTGCAGGCTCGTACGCCTGCGGATGGAACCGCCGATCATGGCGGGCGAGGATCGCGACCGTCGCCAGCTGCCCCACAGACTGGGCGGTGAACTCAGGGCAGTCGGGACACTCGGAATCGAACACGTCCCCGGCGCTCGGTATCGCTCGTGCAGTCATTTCTTGGTCTCTTTCTCGTTGAATTCCTGCTGCGCACGGTGCGCTGCGAGGGTTGCCGTTATTGACGGGTCGGGCCGCGCCGGGTACCGCTCCCGCCGGGCTCGCTGGAGGCGCTCAGCACCGTGGACGTCGCCGGCTGTCGACCGGCGGTAGGCGTCGAGGTCAAACTTCATCGCCTCCACCTCGTGGTCGGCGACCATGGCCCGGTGAGCATGGCTGCCGAAAGATTCCTGCTGGACCTGCGCCAGCGTGGGGAACCGTTCAGCCTCGACCTTCGCGGTGTCGAGTCCCCTCAGGAACTGATCGAGGGTGTCCATCAGGCATGCACCGGCTTGCCCGTGTCCGGGTCGACACCACGCTCGATGCGATGTGCTCGAATCGAGGCCTGAGTCTCAGCCTCGAACTGGGCCCGGTCGAGCGTGATCACCGGTGCAGCGATGGCGCCGCGCGCAATGGCCGTCACGATCCGTTTCGCGCGTTCCTGACGCAACCTGACCACCCGCACGTTCGCGATGATGTGCCCTGCCTCGAGGTAGACGCCCGGCCGGTCCTGACGGTGCATGACCACGGCGGCCAGGCACTCGTCGAGTGGAAGGTGGCCGAGGGACTGAAACCATTCCTCGTGCAGCAGCCCGGCCTTGCCAACGTCGCGATTGTCGCCGACCTTCACGCGGGCGATGAGCTTGCCGATGTCGTCGTAGTTCATGCGCTCAGCGCCTTTCGGTCGTGTTCGGCTTGCATTCGCTTGCCGGTTTCGATGACGTCGAGGATCTGCTGATCCTTCGGGACCTTCGCCTGCTGCCCTTGAGTCCGTTGCCGTTCGGCGTGCAGGCGCAGCTCGTCGTACTTCGCGCGGAACTTCGGCATCGACAGGATGTTGCCGCGCCAGAAGCTGTCCGCCTGACACCACCGCATGAGTCGTTCTGCAGCCATCGGCTCGCGGCCATCGGCGACAAGCATGAGCCGCGCTGCGGTGAGCCATCCCGGGCCGATGGTCGGTGACTTCGATCCGTTTGCGACGACGAGGTCGCGGAGCAGGATGCACAACCGTTCGACCTCGGGGCGAAGCTCCGAGACGGGCACGGGAGATTCTTCGACAAGAAGCTCTTTAGTACTTAATCGGCTTGGCTTGGCTTGGCTTGGTAGGGCTTGGCTTGGGTGTTGTGACGGACGCTCTTGTCCCACGTCGGTCCCGCTGTCTGTCCCGTGGGACAAAGGCGGGACAGGATTTGACTTCTGACCAGCATTATTATCTCGCCAGGTCTTCTTTCGAAGGGTTTCCTTCTTGCGTTTGCTCTCAACTTCCACTCTCGTGCGTTGCCAGCCCTCCCAATCGTGGAAGACGAATCCTTGAGGGGTTGTCTCCCATAGGCCAGAGGTCACGAGAGCCTCTGCAGAGACCAGATCGGCGCCCCATTCATCGATCATGAACGCCCCGATATGGCCGTCCGTGAGGTGCTTTGCGCACGACGCCCCGGCGATTGTCCAGAGACCCACGGCGGCCATTCGTTCACCCCTGGGGATGCTCAAAACCTTCGGGCTCGTGGGGAACCCATCGTCAACGTTGAACCAGACCACTACGTCTTACCTCCTTTCTTTTCGTCAAAGTCGCCTCTCGCGATGGCGACGGCCAGCCCGTCGAGCACTGCGGCCGCGGGCAGTGATGCTTGCTTGTCTGCTCGGGCCTTGATGTGGGCGAGCAGCTTGGCCTTGTCGATGACCGTCACGGCGCTTCCACTGCTCGTGCGTGGGCATCCGCGTACTCCACAGCATCCGCGAACGAGTAGAGGTGGTAGCGGTGATGGAAGTACGCGGGGAGCGACGAGTGCGACACCCGCCAGTACATTCCCGGGCTGCCCCACATGAATGACCATCGTTTCCGGATGACCCACTTCTCGCGCTTCACGATGTGCCATACATTCGCTGCATCGCATCCTCTTCGGTGATCACGACGATCTCGCCGTCATCGGAGTAGAGCACCCAGGACAGGTGCAGTCGCCCGCCGTAGATAGGCATCCACCGGCGTGCCGGCCACTCACTCGGGTCGGCGTAGCTCGGTGCGGCCCATCCTTCGGCTTGCGCGTCGATAGGATGCTCGGTTGCCCATTTGTGGCAGCCCAGTCGGAGCACGTGCAGATTGCTCACGACGGTGCGTCCGCCTTGCGAGCGGTTCACGCGGTGGTCGCGAGCGGGTGGCCCACAGTCTCGGCGGCACCGCTGGCATGTGTCCTTATCGCGCAGGGTAGCCAGCTCGTAGGCGTCGCGCTCGTCGGCCGCGGTCGGCTTCGGGACCTTCGGGCCGATCATTCGATCCGCTCCACTCGGAGCGTCATGTGAGCTACGTGCCCGAGCTTCTTATCGAGCCAGACGATTTCCGGCATGAGCTTCTTCATGTAGGCCGGTCTGTCATCGACAACGACTCCGGCGTCCACGAGCCCGTCACAGAGCGCTTTGAGAGTCGGCACCGGGTTCTCTTCGTCGCGCACCGTCTTCGTGACCACGTACCAGGTGAGCGTCACGCGGCACTTTCCGAGCGCTGGAATCCGGTTCGCCATGAGCTTGCCGGTGAGGCGAGTCTCGGCCACGATGCGGTCGTGCGCGTGCTTGTTCATGCGCTGGTTGAGGTGCAGCGGTGGCTGTTTCCAGTCGAATTCCAGCGTCTGTTCGAACGGAATGAAACCGCCCTCGACGCCGGCGGTGGTTCCGGTGATGCTTTTGTCCATTGCACTCACGACTGCGCCCCGTCTTCGGCCTGCTCTTCGGGAGTGCGTGCCATCGGGTCGGCGGGTTCGCTGGTCTCGTTGACCATGACGATTCCCTGCATCCCGGCGATGGTTTGCGGGCTCTTGTTGCCCTCTTCGACATCGCGGGTCATCTGCACGGCCGTGGCGAACTCCGTCGACTTCGGCAGGTACGGGGCGACCTCGCGCACGAGAGTCTTGCGGGCCATTTCTTCTTCGTTCGTTTTCCATGGGCCGCGCTCCCACCCGTTGGGTCGGCGGTTCAGGATCTTCGCGCGAGGCATGTACGCCCACACCGTTCCGGCCCCGATGATCTGTGCCGTGACGACAGCGCCCGTCCACTCGCGGTCTTCGTCGTAGTCGGCGGGAGCCCAGTCGAAGTAGCGGCCACGCTCAGAGTTGGCGCCGTGGTCGAACTTGTCGCCGTCACGCACCAGGAACGTCTCGATCTTGCCGATGCGTCCCGAGCGGTAGGCGAGTTCGATCAAGCCCTGATAGCCGATGATGGGTAGGCATATCTGCTGGCCCTTGTCCTTGCGCGGCGTCAGGTAGAAGTGCCCGAGCGCCGGCCCGATCTCCAGCTTGAGTTGCGCGGCCAGCATGATCGACCCGAGCACCGATGCCGGGGTGGCGTTTTGCAGGTCGGGGCTCTTGCCGATCTCGGTGATCGCGGCTCTCACGAACGACCCGGAGTTGAGCGCGCCCGAGAGTTGCGCTTCGATCGCTGCCTTCTGGTTCTGGATGACATCGCGCATGGTGGGCGCCTTCTTCTGCTCCACCTGCTTGTCGGCGATCTTGCCTGAGAGTGTCATTTGCTGTCCTTCTGTTCGGTCTTCCAAATGGTGAGGTCGTCGTAGCTGCCGAGTACGTCGTGCACGGTGATTCCGGCTTCGTATCCTTCGGGCGGCTCAGCGGCGAACTCTTCGTTCAGCGCCTTGGTGTCTTTGCGCAGGAACCGCGGCGAGGATGCGTGTTCGCGGGTGTACATGGTTACGAGGTCGGGGTGCTCGGCAGCGAATAGCGCCATGTCGAACGACTGCCCGGGCTTCGGTCGCTTCCACGTGTAGAGCGCCTTGCCCTTGTAGGCGAGCGTGCTTGAATCGGCGTTCTTCAGCAGTTCCTGATAGGCGACTTTGACGGCCTTGATCTTGGCTTCGGCGTCCTTGTACACGCTGCGTTCCTGCCCGTCGAGCCACCACGCCATCAGCAAGCGCTCGTCACCGTCTACCGTCTCGCCGGAATCCTTATGCACGAGGGCGAGCTCGTCGCTCGTCGTCGCGTCAGGCGGGCTCTCAGCGAGTACGTGGTCATACCAGAACGACCGCGTGATGCGGATGATCTGATCGACGACTTCCTGATCCCAGTCGATGGTGAAGAACTCGGGACGGTTGCCGCCGTGCAGCACTGCCAGATAGCCGCGGCGGGCGCCGAGGACGATCATCTGCACGAGCACCTGAATGCGGTAGTTGTCCGGCACGCCCTCGGCCCAGGCATCGGCCATGAACCGATCCGAGGTTTTGAGCTCGACGGGTTCGCCGCGATCCGTCACCCGGTCAGGTGTTGCGCCGAGCCACGGATATTGCGTCGATCTGAGCAGCCCCGGTGACGGCTCCACGATCAGTCCCTTGGTGTCGGCCACCCATCCGGCGATCGGGTCTTCGAGGCGGTGGCCCCATTCCTGCCACTCGGTCATGTCGTCGGTGATGTTCGGGTTCAGCTTGTCGATGTAGATCCCGAGCGGCGTGGAGTAGCGGGACAACCCGAGGATGCAGGCAACCTCAGACGCGCCGATGATCGATTTGCGGGCCAGCAGCCAATCAGGCGTGTTGCTCGTGGCCGTGAGAATGGAATAGCCCCGCTGAATGTCATTCTCAGCGGGGCTCGTGGGTGTGCTTGTGGGGGTCATTCGCGTCTCCATTCGGCGCGTCGTTCGTTCTCGTCTTCGGGGTCTGACTCTTCGATCTCGTCGGGGTCGTCGTCTGGCACGTCGTAGTAGGCGTCAGACATTCCCGCGGCGAGGGTCACGAGACACGCTCGACTCTGATGGTGCAGTCGCCCATGACTCCCTCGATGAGGTTGCTGATGCTTTCGATCTGCTGGGTCTGCGCGAGTGTTGCGTACACCTGAGCGAGCGCGATTCTGTCGCTGTTTTCGAGATGCCCGCCGCGCCCGAGTACGGTTTCGATTTGGTCGAGTGCGGCGTGCTTGAAGTCGGTCATTCTTCGTGTCCCTCCGTGTGAAAGTCGATGAATAGGGGTCGTGGCTCGGCGCTAACCTGCCCGCATCGGTGGCAGTGGCCGAGTTCGTGGTGGCCCCACTTGTGCTCGCAGTCGCCGGTAAACTCAGCGAGGTGCAGCGGGTAGGTGAGGTTTTCCAGCGCGGTGAGGGACCTGCCTCCCTTTCGCATTGCCATGCGCTGCGGGAATCCCATGTGGGTGTCGATCAGGCAGTACGGATTGTCGGTAGAGTCGAAAACCCATGTGGCGTCGGGCAGGTCCTTGGCAGCCTCGGCGGTCTGAACCTCGTTCTTGTCGCTCATGCGGACACCGCAAGGGCGCCGTCTTTCATGGTCCAGCCGAGTGCGCTGGAGTTGTCCCGGTCCCGCTCGACGATCACGTAGTAGCCGCGTTCGATCGCGAGCTTCTCGATGCCAGCGAGCGAGTCGGCATCGAGCAGGTCGCCGTTCTTGATGAAGATGATCCGCAGGTCGGGCTTGTCGACGGTGAACAGGTCGAATGCCACGATGATCTGCTGCGCCGGGTTGACCTGGCGAAACGGGATGCCATCGAACGTGATGCCCGTTGCGTCGATGCCGAGGCCGACGACGGGGAACTTCGCCGCGGCGAGCCCGTCAGCTTTCTGCTTGTCGATCGCCTTGATGTCAGCAGTGAGCGCGCTCTCCGCATCCGTGGATTCTTCGAGCTCGGTGGCGACCCCGGTTCTGGCGAGTTGCGCCCGGACCTTGACGTTGGTTTCCTCGACACCCGCCACCTCGGCATCCAAGGTAGTGAGGTCGACTTCGGGGGCCAGCTGGTCGAGTGCGGCGAGCGCGTCCCTCGCGGCGTCCACGGTGCGCTTGGCTTCGAGCTTTGCGGCCTCAAGGCGTTCGGCTGCGTTGGTCGCGTCGTACGCCGCCTGAGATGCCCAGTCGGCAGCCTTGTTGCGGTTGCCGTTGTGAACGTGCGCGGCGTTCGCTTTCGCCATGAGCTCAGCCACACTCACCTCGGCATCCGGTACGCCCTTGTCGTGCGGCGCAAATCCTTCGAGCCGCGCGGTGAGTTTCTTGACCTCCCGTGTTGTAACCGTGCGAGTGTCGAACAGCACCTTGCGGTCGGCGTCGAGCTTGTCGACATCGAACGGCAGGTCAACACGGCGCAGCATGTCGGACCGCTGATCCTTCTCGTCTTGCTGGGCGAACGCGGCAGTATCGAACACCTGCCCGCCCGTTGACTTCAGCATGAACTCTTTGCCCGAGCCATACTTCGTTCCGTCGATCGCGGTTGCCTTGAGTTCGCCCGGCCCATCCTTCGCATATGCCCGGCGAACCACGGCCAGCGAGGTTGTCATTTCGATGAACGCCGAATCCTTGCCGTCGTGAATCGGCTTCGGAATTCCCTTGACCCCAGCCGGGTCCATGAGCTGCATGACCCCATCGACCACGCTCGACTTGCCGGAACCGTTCGCCCCGCCGATGACGATGAGGCCGGGACCGTTCGGGAGGATTTCGACGGTGGCGCGAACGCCCTTGAACTGGTGGATCTTGAAGCTCGTGATGTCGTGCACGGTCATTTGGTTCTCTCAATCTTGGCCATGAGGCCGATAGTCGTGGGGGTGACCATGACGGCCAGCCCGAAAAGGATTAGTACGGGGATGGTTTGAATGCCGATGACGACCAAGATGAGGCCGATAGCGAAGACGATCTGGAGCCAGTGCGCGACGGTCATACGAACACCTGCGTTCTGAGTGCCAGCCGGAACACGATCACGTCGGCGGTTGGCCACGATCGACGCAGCCAATCCTCGGGCGGGTCCGCTCTGTCGTCGTCGGCCGCTTGATGCGCGAGCCGGACAACACCGTCAGCAGAGGGGAGCAGGTAGCCCTTCATATCCCACTCGTCACGACCGCGCCCGCCGATGACCATTACCTTGTCGCCGGGAGTGGGGAGCAGCGGGGCGATGTAGCCGGGGGACTTGAGCACATGGCCGGTCATGATGGCGTGCCGTTGATTGCGCGGGCCAAGGCGAGCGCGTTTGTGGCTGCGGGTGCGATTGGCACCCATGGGCTATCTGCTCGCCCGGCGAACCTGTCTGCGAAGTCTTGGAGGATCACCAGTTGCGCGTCGATGGTGCGGTGCAGGGTGACGATTAGGTAGGCGTCGTTGTCCGCGCCGCCCGGGTCGGGGTTGAAGTCGTCGCCGTCTTCATCAGAGAGCACGGCGACGACCGGGATGCTGAGACTGTCTCCCATATTGCAAAGTACCGAGACCCCAGCCGAGTCATGAGTGACTGCCCACGGGGCAGGACTGCTTGCATTGCGCAGTGCCGTCAGCTTCTCAATCGCCGCCTGCACTTCCTCAACGGCAGTCACGAGATCCTCACAATCAGGACGCCGATCGTCGCAGCGAGCGCGACACACAGCGAGCCGAAGAAGATGAGGTGAAACCGTCTGCGAGCGCTGCGGTTGGCAATGCGCCGGCGGCGATCGTCGGCGAGGATCTGCGAACCGTGCGTCGGCTCGGCGGGGTACGGTGCGGTTGGCTTCGTCATGTTCGGTCTGCTTTCAAGTCGGCGAGCAATGCTTCAAGCTCGGTGATGCGCTGGTCTCGCTTCTCGGCAATGGTCAGGAATCGGACCGCCTCGGACTGGACGACCTCGAAAGAGCCATCGCAACCCGCGGAGAACAGTGCACCGTTGGCGACTGCCGAGGATCGGGACAGATAGCCCGTTTGCCGGCCAATGACGTATCCAGCGGGGAAGGTATCTGTCCACCCCTGCTCGACGTTGCGAAACTCCATCTGCTCGGTCAGGACTGCACGGTAGAGGTAGACAGGCTTAGACATTGGCGAGTTCCTTGCTGTGAGTGGCGGCGTGGCCGCGCTTGGTGAAGAACGCGAGGAGTGCAAGCTCTGCATCGCCAGGGCGAACGCGGGTGTTCTCGAAACGGTTGCCGTCACGGTCGACAGTGGGGTACAGGTAGAAGTACGGCTTGCCCTTGTAGCTCGGGTGGCCGTGCTGCTTGCCCGCTTTCGGCTTGCCGTTCGCGTCGACGCGCATACCGCGCTGGTCGATGAGCAGGTTTGCGGTGTAGAGGATCTGGAAGAACACACGCTCGCCCATATCACTCAGGTAGTGCTTGTGGAATTCGCGCGGCGTGAGTCCATCAGCGACCTCGATGGCGGCCTTGAATTCCTCGGCGACGACTGCGCGGGCCGTGATCTGCTCATTCGCCTCAAGCAGCATCCCGACCGCGCTATTGAGTTGACGGATCGTGTCGAGGTCGATTCCAACAGGAGCGGCAAGAGCAGCTGGCGAAGAGTAGGTGCCGGTCTTGCGGATGGCGGGTAGGACATCCTCTGCGATCCAGTCCTGAATGCGTTCAGCCTGGGGAAGTGTCGACCGCATGATGAGGCGGTTCACGCCCGCCTCATTGAGTGCGGCGCGGTTCGGGTTGCCGGGGGTTCCGTCACTGATCGTGACGGAACTCTTCATGCGGTCAGGGATCACGGCAATTGCCATCCGCCCGTTGATGTAGCCGAGCAGGTCGGTCACGTCGCTGGCAATGAACCATGGCTCGCCATTGATCAGGACCGTTCTCACCTCGGCCCCGTTGAACTCGAACGGCACGATCTCCGCGCTCACGAGAACGACCCGAGGTTGATCACGAGCGAGAGGTGGTCACGCAGGCTCACGATGTCGGCGGCCGTGAGGAATCCCGACGACTGCGGGGTGTTGTAGCGGAAGGTCGTGACCTCGGCGCCCCCGTTGCCGTGCGTGTTGAGGCTGACCATGTACTTGCCGCCGGAGCTGAGCCAATCGGGTGAAGTCGCGGCGACCTCGGCCCGTGTTCTCTGCTGCTGCAATTCGCTGATCTCTGCTTGACGCTTCTTGATCTCGGCGTCGAAGTCTGTAGTCTGGGTGGGCATTGAATCTCGTTTCTGTGTCGTGGCCCCCGAGTAGTGATCGGGGGTCTTTCTCGTTGGTGGGTTAGATCGCCGTCATGCTGAGGACGATCTCGATCGCGCCGTTCTCGCGCATGATTGGCTCAGCGAATACGGCCGCGTCGTCGTAGTTGTTGAATGCGGCAACCGTGGCGCCGTTCACGCGCACCCGATATGGAAGGTCGGTCTGTGGTGCCCTCGGGCTCATGGCGTCGGGAGGCATCAGCGCACCGTCTCGGCAAGCTCGGCGGCAATCGCGGCATCCTCGGCGCGGGCGATGGCCTCCCGGGCATTCCCGTCAGCGACCCGAGCACGTGACCGGCCCCAAGTCCGTAGCAGCTTCGACTCGCGGACGTTCTTGGTCACCGTCACCTGGTACGTGGCACCCTTGCTGTCGCGGCGCACCGTGACGTGCTCGCTCGTTGCGGCCGGAATCCCGAGGGCGGCGACTCTGCCGATGTTCACCGTGTGCCGGTTTTCGTTCTCGTTCCTGCGGGCGGTCTTGCGGGGGCTGATCTTCTTGTCGGTCATGCGATGTCCTTTCGTGACATTCGGTGTTGGTTGAGCGCGACGCCGGGGCTCACACCCGAGACAGTCCCTCGAAGGGCGCGCCGCTTGACTGGGTTATGAGGGCCAGTCCCCTTTGCTGGTCAGGGCTCGAGCCTGACCATCTGGTTTGCAATGCGGTGGCGCGCCGAAATGGCCGCGTTGATAAAGCACCGTGCGCTGGCAGACACCTAGCTGCCCCGCACGTGAACGACCTGAGTACTTTCCTTGGCGGGGCCTGGCTTCGAATGCCGCTCCCTACTCGCCGTACTACTTGACTCCGTCTCCCCATTCGTTCTCGGGGCCCGTGTGGCGGAGTAAATATCCTTCTCAGTTCGCTGTGTTCAGTTTTCAATGAGGTGCAGGTGCGCCCAGCCGTGTCGCTCTCGCGGTGGTTCCTGGGGCAATGTCTTGCAGCCGGCATGCGGGCACGCCAGCGGTTGCCCCTCGTGATGAGAGGCCAGAATGTGAGGTGTTGCGGCCCTACTCAGATGAGGGCGGGGGAGCGGTGGCTGCTGCGGTTATGCCGCGGCCTGCTGCTCGGCGGCATCTTGGGCGATGCGCGAAAGCATTTGGAAGGCGAGTTCACCGGCGCGGCGGTATGCGGCGTCGGATGGTTCGGCCATTACGCTGCGACCGGATCTAGCCAGGTCATGTAGTCGGTCCCGAGAGCCGGGCCGATGCGCTTGAGTTCAGCGATGGTGAACAGGTCAACGTTTTGTATCTTCGTGCGAAGAGTCGAGCGGGCAATCCCACAGGCTGAAGCGAGAGCTCCGTCTGACATGCCAAGGGACTTCTTGACGACGTTGATTACGTCTGGAGCTTGAGGCGGTGTGGATGACATATCTGTCACTGTAGTGACGGATTTGTCACTATGCAAGTCGAGGGATAGACAGGACAAATTTGTCAATCCCCAGATATTGTGAATCGACAAGTGACAGATTTGGTCATACAGTGACTGTTATGACACGAATAGATCCCTTGGACCTCGCGGTAACCAAAGTTATCCGCGCGAAGATGTCCACAGTCGAGATGACCAATGAGGAACTCAGTACCAAGACTGAAATCCACCTCCGCACTGTGATCCGCATCAGGAAAGGCCAGCGCGCCGCCACTATTGGCGAACTGCACGCACTGGCCCGAGCCCTCGGAACTACGGTGTCATCGATCGCCCTCGACGCTGAGGCGCTCATCGAAAACGCTTGAAATGGTTACGCCACAACGCCGAGCTTCATAAACGGCCACACTGACTGCAATGTCAGCAGGCGTCTCGGGCAAGTTGCTCACTACCCCCGCAGCAGTCGCCGCCATCCTCAGCCGATTCCGAACCGTGTTCACGTACATGTGCATCGTGCCCCCTAACTCAATTCATTAGAACATACATCCGACCGGCGACATCCAACTCCCGCGAACATCGGGCCACACCAACCAGGAGACCCATTGACCACCACCGGAACAGCGCTAACCATATATATGGTTGAGCCTACCCTTTCGCAGAAGTTGGCAGTCCTGCCGATAGCGTCGAGGGGTGTCGAAGGGGAGCAAACCGAAACCCGGCCCAATGTCTCTGGCAGTGGCCCCCGTTCTCAACGACGCCTACCTCGAAATGTTCATCAGTCAAAAGCGACTGGGCGAATTGCTCGGCGGTATCCCGCAGCAGACCGTCTCGCTGTACCTGCGAGGGGAACGTGCCTTGGACATGGACCTGTTCGTGACCATGTGCGATGTGCTCAGCCTCGACCCGATAGTTGTGTTCACGGCCGCGCTGCGCTCTGTGAAGTAGGCCTGCACCTGCACGGCTTGGGAGAAAAGAATCTCGGCGCCGGCGCACGGGGTAAGTCATGAGTGAACGCGCAGTCTTGTACCTCCGCCAGTCCGTCGCTCGCGAGGATTCGATCAGCCTGGAACTGCAAGAGCACGAGGGGCGCGCCTATGCCAAGCGCCAAGGCTATGAGATTGTCGCCGTCGAGGCAGACCCTGGTATCTCCGGGCGAACATGGAACCGGCCCGCGGTGAAGCGTGTAATGGAACTCATTGATTCCAAACAGGCCGAGGTGATCGTCCTATGGAAGTGGTCGCGGCTGAGTCGATCCCGGCTTGACTGGGCAGTGGCGGCCGATCGTGTGCAGGTCGCCGGCGGCCGCATCGAATCGGCCACTGAACCGCTGGACACGACAACATCGACCGGGCGTCTCGCTCGGGGGATGCTCACCGAGTTTGCTGCGTTCGAGTCGGAGCGCATCGGGGACGGTTGGAAGGAATCGCATGCACGACGCATCCGTCAGGGCCTGCCCATCAACGGGAAGCCGAGATTCGGGTATCAGTATGCTCGCGGGGATTGGTTCACGATCGCCCCGCTAGAAGGCGCTGTGCTCGCCGAGGCCTTCCGGCGGTACATCGCGGGGGAGTCCGTCTACTCGCTCGTCCAATGGATGAATCACGGACCGACACGACCAGTTGGCGGCTACGGGGTGAAAGGTGACGGGCTGTGGTCAGACCGGACACTGCGCCGCGTCATGGATTCAGGTTTCGCAGCTGGCTTCATCCGAAACGGCGATGAGCTGATGCCTGGCGCGCACGAAGCGCTCATCGATCCGAGCGAGTGGGATGCCTACCAGGAGGCCCGCCAGCGCCGCCGTGTCTACCGGAGGGTGGAGCGGTCCCAATATCTGTTCTCGGGGCTCGTGCGCTGCTCCTGCGGCTCGGCGATGACCGCTGGGCAGTTCGGGGCGCAGCACACAGCAAAGTATCGATGCGTGGCCGCGAAGGAAAAGCGCACCCATACTGGGGGGTACGTCATGGAATCCACAGTCGAGGCAAACGTGCTCGCCTGGCTCACCGATCGCGAGCTTCGACTCAGCGCCGAGATTGCAACTGCGAGCAAAACGCCCCGCACGGTCAAGAAGATCGAATCGGTCGACATTGACGCGAAGCTGGCCGTCGTCGCATCACGACTCGACTCACTCTCTGAGAGGCTGATCGATTCCGACATTCCGCACGACTCCTATGTGCGATTGCGGGACAAGTACCTCGCCGAGCAACAAGCGCTCCGGCAGGCACGGCTGACCGTTACAGTGCAGGCCAAGGTCGAGCCGATCCGCGTCATCCCCGTGCTGCTGGAGAACTGGCACCTGGGCAAGGTCGAAGAGAAGCGCGAGATCTTGCGGGCGCTGATCGATCACGTCGAGGTGTTCCCCGGACATCCGCGCGCTCGCATTGTGGTGCACCCACGCGAATAGGTGGCAACAGGTAGCAGTCACCCTCATGAATAGTGTCTAATGTCACCATGTCGAAGACCACAGTACGCACAGCACGTGAGCCAGTGCAGGACGAACTCAAGCGGCTCGACACTCCTGTCGGGTTCAGAGATGCAGTCGCGGCGCTGCGCATGGTCCGTCTCGACGTCGACGAGCGAGCCGCCATGCGTGAGGTATCGACACGGCGCGAGAACCTCCGGAGGCGGACGCTAGGCTCGTGGTAACACAGGGGGAACCATCATGAAGCTACGCCTTGCCGTATTCGCCGCGACCGTCCTACTGCTCACCGGGTGCTCAGCAACCGGGGCCGGGGAGACGGGTGCAGCTGATAGCCCCACAGTTGACCCGT